ATGAGAGTATATTCCTTTCTAATGTAATAATAGTTTAATAGGATTAGTAATAAAATCATACCCTAGCTAAGGCAAAAAAAAAATAAAGAGAGTAGCTGGGTAAGCTACTCTCTGTTTTACTGTAGCACAGTAAGTATTGGGTGGGTTTGTTGAGAAAGGGTTCATCCTTTTATATGCTTCTAAAGAAAGCCATCAATAATTCTGGTTCTTTTATAGCTATCACTATAAGGTGCAGTGTAGCTACTAGTGCCTTTATTAAAGCTGGCGTTAAATAGAAGTACACGATTGGTACAATGCAAATTAACAACAATAATTTGCACATCGGATGATTGGTGTCCATGCTGGACTCCTTTCTGTAAAAAGAGAGCATTTACAAAATACTCTGCTAGGCTAGCTCTCAGTAACACCTAGCAGAGTCTACGGAATACACGGCATATTCTCCAGGGTAGCTTTATAGGCTACCCTGGCTGTATGCTGGACTGCATATTTCGTATCCTAATTAATACCTATTAGTAAGACTGCTATTTCAACAGGCTTGCTGATAGATATAGGAGTAATCTGAATTAATATATCAGATTACTCCTCTTTAGTACTACTACTTTTTCTTTCCTTTGGATATTATTCATTTTTACGTCACTCCTAAAAACGTAAATTGAACTTGAGTGTCTGGTTAGCTAAAGAACGCTTTAGTAAATTCTATTATCGTAACCAGATTCTCTGGTAAAAACCAGAAGAAACGGATTATTCCTGAGAATATCCTTATAAACCACAACGCCATCTGTGGTAATGAGTAAATTACAAAGAAAACCAAACACATATCTATGAAGGTTACTTTGATAGCATGCTTTAAAAGCATCGTAAAACTAGGTCTCATTTTGAGTCCTTTCTCTGTCGCTTGACAGGGTTGTTTAGAGGATAGTTAGAAAGAGCTCACTGATTGTCCTCTATTCAATCTGTGAGAAGGTATATTACCCAGGGGTAGTTACAGCTACCCCTGGGTATATGCCGGACTCGTAGAGTCCAGGCGCTACAGTACGTCTACAAGAGACGTACTGCACTGCCGCGAATAAAAGTTTAGTCTAACTTAATGCTTTTGTACATTACAGCTATAGGCTGTACTACTACTGTAGTGTAATGCCCATCAACACTAGCTTTAACATTAATAGCTTCTAAATGCATCAGGAATGCATCAATGGCTTCTTTAGTGTATTTAACTACATCAAGAGTTACCCCACCTACTATCAATGGATTGTTCGTTGTATTATTGATAATACTGTTATAACACAACACCAGCTCTTTATAACTGAGACTACGTTCCTCATCTTTAGGACAAGTAGCTTCTGTCAAGAAACGCACAATACCACATCCCTCATGCTCATCCCAGACATCAAGTACTGGTTGGTCATTTTGCTTCAAGAAATTGGCACGTTTATCGATTGTTGCATCGAAAGAGTACAATGGATTAATAAACAGTACATGTGTGGGCACAAAGCCGTATGTAGCACCTCTTCCGTAAGGAATTGTGAAGATATTGTATTCATCAGCGTCCACCTGTAAAGACACTGTAATTTGTTCTCCGAATACACCACTGAACCTTACTTCGTACACAATGCCAAGTAATGTGGTATGTGTTGTAACTGTGACGGTATAACCTAGTTTATTTGACAATATACAAGCCATGTGCTTAGCTACTTCTCTTTTATCAGTAAAGTAGTTTTTCTTGATTGTATCACCAGACTGGTAGTTATTATTAATAACATGGGAGATAGCATTCAGACCGCAAAATGCTTTAGTTACTACATCAAAATCGATTGTCATGATTTATTTCCTTTAAATTAAACGTTTAAATAAAAGAGCATGCTACAGATACTGCAGCTTACTCTGATTAGTTATATACATTTGAAATGTTTTAGAATCAATATACGCCGTAGGCACGCATTACTTCTATTGCTTGCTCATCATTTTTTTAAAATTCCTTATTAGTGCGGCATAGAGGGTAGGGTACAAGACCCTACCCTCAGAGTCGTGTTTATCTTCGATAAAGACGGCATAGACCCTAGGAGAGCCTATAAAGCTCTCCTAGGACTTATGGTGCATTATTCTAAATTAATTGTATTCTGTAATGATTGCTTCATTGTAGATTGGGTGGGTCAGTAAGATAGCTTCTACTCTATCAGCTAATGCCTCATCTACAAACGTAGCTGGATGACACATTGTATCAGGTGTACTAAATACAGGTGAGTTGATAAGCTTAGTCTTATAAGCTTCTCTATTCTCTTTATCATTAGTGATAAAGTCAATAGTGGCTTTAGCTGCTTCAATAACAGCTAAGACTTTCTCTACCTTATCTTTAGACATACCAGCATGCCCTAGAAAAATAGCTATTCTGTCTTTAGCTTGTAGCTTGAAATCTGGTGCTATTACTTTTTGAATAACTGGTTTTATCACATCTTCACAGCTATCGATATTAGCATAAATACTGATACAATCCAATGGATAAGGTAAACCTGTAATAGTCGTACGTGGGTAAAAGTCTCTTACCTGCAAACACTCGGTAATATTTTTAGGTAATGCTTCTATTGCCGCACTATCAGCTGCTCTGAATAGTGAAGTAGCTACACGCTTATCTATTACAGTAGATTCAATGACTACACTATATTTGACAGCACAGTTATCTACCAACATGGAACTAGATATTACCGATCCTCCTACCTTACTATCAGAAACAGTACTATTAAGTACTACAGAGTTTTTAAGACGACTGTTGATAACATTACTAGTATCCAGTCTACAGATACCTTCTACTACGGATGTTTGGTCCACATTAGAACAAGTATTAGCACTGATTAATAGCTGAAATAAACCCTCTTCTTCATTAGTCTTTTTGTTGTATTTACGATAGTAAATACCTTCTTTCTCAAAGCGATAGAGAGGATGATTCTTAATAGCAGCTATAGCTGAAGTATCTACCTCATTGAAAGCTGATAGGTCAGCTACGAATCTAGCTATAGCTTCAAATTCTTCTTTATATTGCACTTCTAAGGTGCTGTTAGTTTCTCCCCATTCTCTCAATTTCAATTTGAATTCATTAACAATCTTTGAGTATGCGTCCATGAAGTATATAGCTTGATTTACATCAGGTGCATATTTGTTAAATTCAATAAAGAACTTAGCGTGGTTTTTGTACTTGAGGTGTACACCTAATCCACCTTTAACTAAAGTCAGGGATAGGTTGTTAGTAGTCACGGTATGCATGTTAGTTTCCTTTGTTAAAAAAAAGAAAGGTCTGTCTTAGATGGAAAAAACGACTAGCACCAGTGCAGACCTATTACTAGCACTAGTCGTATATTAAATTATTTAGCGAGCTACACTAAACTGAATATGCTCGTGATGTTGATAATTTACCAGCTCAAAATCATCAGGCTTGTAATCATCAATGTGTTTCACATCAGGATTGATTTTGAGAGTAGGTGCCGAGAATGGTTCACGCGTAAGCATCTCTTTCACACCTGCTACATGATTAGAGTAGATGTGAAAATCACCCCAAGTGTGAATATGCTTAATAGGTACCATAGACAGCAGATTAGCTATCATGCAGTTAAGCAGACTGTATTGACCTACATTAAAACCGAATGCTAAGCTATCTTGGCTACGCTGATAACATTTGGTGTAGAGACCAAAGAGTGGTGCTTTCAGATGAGGATGAGTAGTCAATGCTAAGCTACGCTCTTTAGTAGTAAGACGTCTAGCAAAGAACTGAATAGTAGTACCATGACAAGCTGCTAATGCTTGCTTACCATGCTCTACATTCCATTCAGGTGTCTGGTCGTAGTCAGGACGAGTCTCTGGATTCCAGAGCGTAATTACATTATCAGATGCAAAGGGTCGCATCTTCAACATGTCGATAGCTCGTGCTAGCTGGTCAATGCATTGATTAGTACTAGTACGCCATTTACGTAGCTGTACGCCGTAGAGCGGCCCTACACTGTTTAATGTAGGATGAGTCCATTGTTTCCAAATACCTACACCTTGTTCATCTAAGTAATCACAAGAGTCAGTACCTTTGAGAAACCACAGTGTTTCTTTTACCATGGTCTTAAAGAATAGCTTACGTAACGTAATAGCTGGAAATGACTCTTGTAAGCTAAACTCCGCTTGTGGACCAAATAAACTGATTCGTCCTACACCTGTACGGTCTTCATGTTCATTACCTTCAGACAGTGTCTTTTGCAATAACTCTTTAAATTGTTTCATTTCTTAAAATCCTTGTATTTATCGTAATCGTAACGTAGATTAGAGGCAACCTTGTTACGTACTACACTATCAAAATCAGCATGATTATACACCTGCTCTGGTACTACGTAGGTAGCTTTAGCATCTACATCAAATACGGATACGTCGATATAACCTTGATGTAGCTTATAAGTATCCAAAGCATAGCCGCGTAATGGAATGCAGTCATCATTACCCTCCATCTCGTATGCTACTATTAGAGTCTTATTAGCTCTTTCTTCTTTAGTCAGAATACTAGCTACAGATTCTGTATCTAAAGGGTCGGGCTCTACTTCTACATTGAAGTTAGGCTCAATGTAGATAGTGCGATCGTATTCTTTAAACACTCTACCTCTGAGTAAAGCGTTGTAGTTAGTAGGGTCTTTTCTTTTCTGCAATATAGCTACTACTGTAGCTAGAGTACGAGATTTCTCAATTAATGATTTTAATTCTTCATCTACATCTACGCTAGCAGCTTTACTAGCATAATCGTATTCTTGCTCTACTAGGTCTTCTGTTTTCATTTCAAATACTCCTTAATTTAAATTAAGCTAAAGCTTCTTTCAGTGTAATACTGATAGGTTCTGAATTAGTGGTTTCGTCAATTGCACAAGCTATCAATCCATGCATGACATTAAGTACATCTGCTAATGCTAGTATTGGTTTAAACTCTCTTTCATCAAAACGACACATGAAATGAGGTCCTTCTGTATCTAAACCAAATACATATGTGAAAACAACAACATTGTCAGGTGCAACAATACGAATACCTTTTCTGATAATATCTGTACCTTCCTCAGATACTATTAGTTTCTCTACTGCATTTCTTTTGTGCTTAACCCAACTATATACAGTAAAACTCATTCCAACAATATTTACAAGCAACCCCATTTCCTTATATCTTTTATTAGATTTGATTTCAGCACGCGCATCAGGAAAAAATGTCATTGGTTCCAATGTAGAATCAAAACAAAGAAATATTTCACCATCTTCATTACCGATGTATTTAGGCCTTACCTTAATAAGTGATTCTAGCGCATGCAGTAATAAATCTTCATTAGCAGCCTCAAAGCTGACTTGATAGCCTTTAATTTCGCCAAACCCTAGATGCATTAATTTGAAACCCATTACTTCTGGGAATAGTATTGCTAATTGCTGTTTTGTGGTTAAATCCATTTTAAACACCTATTAAATAAATAATGTATCTTCGATACGTACTGCATAGAGGGTAGGGTACAAGACCCTACCATCAGAGTCATTTTAATCTCTAATTAAAACGACATAATCCCTAGGAGAGCTTTGTAGCCTCTCCTAGGGTTATGGTGCAATAACTATTATTCACTAGCCTCTTTTTGAGCAGCTTGAGTCAAATGCTCTAATGCTGCTTTGAAAGTAGGTTCTAGTACTTCTTCACTGCTAAAGTGAGCAAAACCTTGCTCTACCAAAGTACGATGTGCTTCAGTAGTTTGCTCTTTGATATCCATTACAGCTACCATGGATTCTTGGTTGTCTTTTACTACAGCAACCAAGCCTTCTTTAGAGTAGTCTGTAACAGGAGTCTGTACTTTGCAGAAGTCGTAATCTTCAGCTTCAGGTTTACCATAGTGCAACTCAGATACCAACTCAATATCTACTGAGTCAGTTTTAGTCTCAGCGTCCACTGCAGGTACGGCTTCAGCGGCCAATGCGTAGCCAATACCAAATTCTACATTTTCAGCAGCTTCATTGCTGTAGTGGAAACCAGTTTCGTGTTGGGTGTTTTGGGTAGTCATTTTAAAATGCCTTTCATTATTAATGTTTGATGTAATTAAAAGTGTAGTCTGGTTCAGACTCTATTGCTTTCGCTAAGAGTTTGAATTCGTCCACGTAAGAAGACTCTTCATGTTCCGCATTTAAAAGTAACTCATTTAGAATTACTAACATGTTGGTAACACTAGGGTCGTCATGTACTAGCTTGCTGTAGGTATCTACATAATCGTCCTGGTTGTCAGTGTATAAACCTTTCAACTCGTAACTATACTCAGTATCTACATCTTGCCAGTCTTCATTTACCAGCTGTTGTGTAATACATTTTACTAATGAAAATGATACTCGCACGTTGTCTGGTAAATTCTGTACTCGTGAAGAGGTGATTACCCTCTCACGATAAATAGAATACTTTTCATGATTTCTAGTAGTAAAGAACATAAACGTTACTCCAGGAATTCTTTAATGTAAGTTGCTTTATCAAAAGCTTGTAGTTTACTAAATACTTCCTTAGTCTCTGTTTCAGGATAGGCTTTTAATTGCTCTATAAAGCGTTCTGAGGCTTGTTCTAGCATTTGAGCTAGGGTATCCTCAGTAAGCTCTGTATAAGGCTTTGTGGCATCACTACAAGCCAGCAATTGATGGTTTTGTACTGTAGCTGTTATCATGCAACAAATATAGTCAGGATTGTCTAAATCCTCTTCAGGAATAGCTTCACCTAAACGTAACAAATAAGCTACCACTTCAGCTTTCAGTACAAAGCGAATATAGAGATTATCATTCATCATGATTTACCTCTTTCTGTAACTCTTTTACCATGCCGTAGATAAAAGAGGCTTGATAGAGAACCTGATAGTCAGGCTTAGTAAAGTCAGTGGCTGCGCGATTAGTAGAGAGCTCTTCAAAACCATTACCATCTGTACGAATAGTGGTACGAGATACCATGATGTCATTGTCTTTGACAAATACAGCCTGAATCTCTAATGCGTCACAAGAGTGATTACCCAACCAAGCACAGAGTGGTTCTACTAAAGCTGAGAGTGAAGTAGTACCTTCAGGTACAGCTAAACGCACACCTACTAAGAAGTTGATATCTTGACGTAAGTATTGCTCTGCGATCAGACCAGATTGTGGTAAGTCATAAGCAATAGTTTTGATGTCATTAGCCAGGCTGGCAATGCGTACATGACAACCATTCGGTACTTTGAAGTTATTGATAGCTTCTTGCAGGATTTGCTCTTGCTGCTTGGTATCTACTACTTCTTGAAAGGGATTACGGTTAGCAGTATCATTAGCTTGCATCTGCTCTACGATAGCATCTACTTGTGCCTGTCCTGTAACTGTGATCACAACTAATTCATTTTTGATTTCTGTCATTTGTTTATTTCCTTGTATTAGTGTACTACTTTATCAGTAGGGTTAAGTACTTCATCTGTATCTACTTCTGTAGCAGCATAAGAGGTCTTACTACTGAAGGCTTCCAGAACTACTGTATTTACTAAATTCAATAATCTAGCATACTCCTCCTTAATCTTAGTAAGTTTCTTACTACCCCCACTGAAGACCTTATCAAAGAAGGTATCCTCATCTTTGATTTTGAAATCAGCCATTAGGTCAGCCTTGAACTCTTCGCCTGTCACGATAGTGACTAACTCACCGACGTACTTATTTAAATCTTCAATACCGCCATCACCCAGATGTGAAGCAATAAGAGTAGTTTCGTTAGGAGAATAATCAGTAGAAGCACGTGAGATTACACTACGTACGAAGTTATCATCTAGTAGATGAAAATCCATCATGTAAAGATTCTTGAATAGAGGTGCTACTACCTCCTCATCTTTTTCTGTATCAGCGTCTATCTGCGAGATAAGCTCTTCTGTAAACTCAATATTTCTATCGTAATGTTTAACAGCTAAGACTAGTGATACTGAGATACCGTCTTCAAACATTACAAACCGGTCTACGCTAGCCTTTATTAATTTGTTGTACTTTGGTACAAACATAAATCAGACTCCTATTTAGTCAGAAATAAAAAGAATAGAACAATCAATGCTCCAAGTAGATAATAAGAATCTAAAATAAACTAGAAGCCGGCACTACTTTGTTAGTCTTCTCTAATAGAGTGAAAAGCTGGTCTGAATTATAGGTGTGATAATCGGGTATGCCTAAGCACCAAGCTATATAGCTACTGCAGGTAAAGACCAGTGGTATACCTTCATTATCTACAGCTATTGAATCATCTTTACCTGTACGTAATTGACGTAGGTGGTTCTGAGGAGTAAATCTACTAGTAATAGGTAGAGTTTCTCTTTCTAAGTAGTCCTCTGTAAGCTCTACTGCTATAGTAGGTAGTCTTCTATTACCTAAGTCAGATAGAGTCTGTCTATGCTGAGTAGTCATGTGTATCAACTCAGTATCTTTACCTTTGACTCTAAGGATAGCTACATGACCTAACTTTCTATTCTGAGCTACCATTTCTTTATACCAAGCTTGTTGTTTGGTCTTCTTACTACACTCTTCAGGAGTAAATTCCCAGAAAAGTACATATCTCTTTAATTGACTAGATTTTAAATATCTATTCATTTTCTATCTTTCTCAAAAAAAAAGAGTAGTCGTATTAGGACTACTCCGGTGTTTATATTACTAATCAGCAGATTAGTGTAACATCTTAGGTCTAGCAAACTCTTCTAACTGATACGTAGTACCTATTGCCTCACCGATAGCCATCATCAGATTTCCTTGTAAGGTCTTTAATAAACCAAAAATTGTATCAGTAACCTCAGAGTCTCTGTTATTTTCATCAGATACATAGGCGTACAGCTCCTCTTCTGTAGTGATACCGTATTTCTCAGTAAACATAGGCATGAACTCTTCAATGATAACGTTCTTAGCGAAAGAGAACGTAGCATCAAAGATTTCTTCTTTGCTACTGAGATTAGCATCCTGCAAACCTAGTATAGACAAAGTCTCAGGCAGACCGTCTTTATTGTGCTTGAATAAATGTGCCTCTACTGAATCTTTGATAGTCTGAATAGTAAAACTGTAGACTGTTTTGTCGATATATTTAGTAAGGTCTATGGTACCTATCTGCTCTTCTTCAACATAACCATAATCCAGAGCTACAAGGTTGCCGGTAATTACACCTTTATCATCTTCAGTTTTGAAAGCATGATTCATCATGATTTCAATTTTCTTATACTGTTTCTTCATTTCAAATATTCCTTTGTGTTCACGCAGCCCAAAGGTCTGCTTAATGTACCACTTTATCAGTAGGTTTTACATCAGTACAATCAGCAATAGCTTGTTTGAAGTTCTCAGCTATTTGACCTAAAGTTTCATTCATGCGTTTAATGAATGGATGACCATCTACTTCTGAAAACTCAGACAATGCTTGACTAAATGACATACCGTATTCTTCTCGAGCAATCTCTTCAAACATAGGTGAAAACTCTTGATGGAATACAGTTTTGACAATAACGTTAGCAGCATCATTACTGTCTTTGATAAGCTCACTACCTTCGTAAGTATCTTTATCAAAGATTATTACAGCAGGTTCACCATTAGTAATTTTAATAACACTGAGCTTATAGCTATTCTCATTACTGTAATAGTAGAAATGATAAGAAGAAAGTTTATTTGGCTTCGCTTCTTCATTCTCAATTTTCTCTTTTATTCGCAATACTTCTTCTTTGTCTTCAAAGCTACCGTAATCAGTACAGTAAAATGCACCAGACATAACTGTGTTGTGACGATTATGAAGCATTACTTCCACTTCAGGGAAGATGTTAATTAAATATACTTTAGCCATTTTAAAAGTCCTTATTAAAAAGTTTACAATTAGAAAAAACCTACAGGGCCTGCAGCCTTGTAGACAAAACTACGTACTTCTTCTAATAAATGAAGATATTCTTTAGCTACTTCAGTTGAGTCGTCCGTATTGAGAGATTCAACCAAAGACTGCTTATCAGTAAATCCGTATTTATTCTGCAACAATGGGAAGAACGTGAATTGCACAATAGCTCTTGCTACGCTGTGTAAATGCGCTTCTTTTGAGTCGTTTGTATTGTTTTCTTCTACTTCACCATAACGACATGACAAGATATCTGCATTACCATCATTGTCTGTTAGATAGATGACGGAGTCAACAAATTCTTTGTCGAAACGAGCTTTGAGTTGGATGAATTGGTAGTCTTCTGAAGAGCGAGCATTGGACTGCTGTTCTTGTTCGGACAAATCTTTGTCAAACCGTTCTGCTAACACATCCAAGAATAGGATGCTGGTATCACCTGTAATCATGCTAATAGGTGTGGACGCTATCAGTTTTACACGATATTTATCAAAATACATTTCTTTATTCCTTGTTTAAACAATTTACAAAAACGCAGAGCTTGGCATTACTCGTATCGACTAGCGATACTCGCAGCATAGAGGGTAGGGCACAAGACCCTACCCTCAGAGTCGTGTTTATCTTCAATAAAGACGGCATAGTCAGAGGAGAGTCTAAATGACTCTCCTCCCGTCGTTACTCCACGTCTAAACAGTAAGACTACGTCTAGCCTTACACATGAATAATATACGTCTGTATAATGCTAGTATTGCTTAATAATACGTTGTATAGCTAGCATGTATACAAACAGCATCTTGTAAGCATAAGCTAGATAGCTGACTAATACTTCACTAGTCCATTTGTCATAACCCTGTACAAAACCTTTAATAGCTTTAGCTGACTGGTCACCTAGTGCTTCTACAGCTGCTTTATTAGTCACTTCAGCTAGTGCTTGTGCTATTGCGCCATTTTTGTTAGTATACGCTTTAATCAGCTTTTGGTGTATGTCTTTTACTTCATGCTTGAGTACAGTACGATTAAGATTAGCTAGAGTCTGCTGTAGCGTACCTAACACATCAATGGTATTCTGAATAGACTTAGTATCAGGTGTATCAATGATTACTGTCCGATGTCTAGTGACTGTCTCTTTGTCTCTCTTTAAACCTACTGACTGTTTACTAAAAGCATTGAGTAGTTCCCAAGGACTAAAACCATTCTTTTCATTCCAGTCCAATGTGGTATAAGTGAATACCCTATTACCTGGTAGTGAATCACTATTAAAACGTTTATAGATACCACGTTCTTTCTTATCTTCATGTACTTTGATTTCAGGATTAGTGATGAAACCAATCTTCTCTAGTGCTTCAGCTAACTCTGAGCTAGACTTTACTGTAGAGAATAATACACGATTCTTGTTATTGTTGAGTACTTCAGCAAAAGCTGTAGCTATCTCATCCATGTTATCTAGATAAGCTCTAGAGAGATAATATCCTAAATCATTAACAGCTTCTATACCAGCTTGCAAGTCATCAATAGACTCAGGAGGTTGGTCGGCTACAAAGAGTGCTTTATCATTAATAGAGATACGATGTTGCTGCTTAGCTTTACCTAGGATACCATTGTAATCTGATTTGAGTGTATTTAGCTTAGCTTTAGCGACTAGCTCTTGTCGGTTGTATTTATCGGAATACTCTTTAGTATTAGCTGCTGTAGCTGTAGCAATATCTACAATAGCTCTACCTGTACGGTCTAGTGCTTTAAAAGTAATATCACGAGCTGTAGAGAGTGCTATCTTAGCACCAGCTACTGCTTTCTCTTTAGTATTATCCCAGACTTCATTTTCTTCAGCTATAGTAGCTGGTATCATGAATGATACATCTGAGTAAGCGTAGTGTGTATCTACGTAGCTTTGACTAGCTAGTTCATTTATAATTTCTTCATTAGCTTTCTCGTCTATATAGCTGTTGTCTTTGTCTAGTACGGCCGTCTCTTGTTCTAGCGTATAACGTGTAGCGATGTATTTGCTTAGCATGTCTTGATTACCTCAGGAAAAAATAAAATGGTTAAAACATACCAAAACTAGACTCTCTTAGCACCCAACAAGGATGCTAAGAGTGCCTGTTTATACTAGCTTAAATGGGTTCGCCCTCAAGACTTTGCTGTTTTGACAGTCTTTGCTGTTTTAACAGCCAAAGCTTTAGCTAGTGCTTTAGTAGTCTTAGTGATAGAAGCCATTTGCAATTCATTAGAACGACGTTGCTCAATCTCTTCTAAGTTATCACGTAAAATACGATAAATGAAACGTAAACCGTTTACTAGCAGGTAATGCTCTTCACGATAACCTTGGATAATGATATTATCAAAATATACCTTACCTTTAGCTGTTAAATGAATTACAGTCTGTGAACCTTTCTTAGTCAGTGAGACAGATGAATTGTCCTCATTTCTTACGGTAATTACATTGCCTGCAGTAGAAACACTAACGTTGGTAGAGTACATTTCGTTTGCAAACTTCTTGAGCATCTCTAGAGTATCTTTATCTTCAACACTAGGTGTTCTAGGAGTAATCAGCTGGTCGTTTACAAGAAAGTAACCATTGAATTTACCTAGTTCTAGTTGGTAATTGCAGAAGAAGTCCAGTAGAGCTTTTATTGTCTCTACGTTTTCGTAGTCGTAGTGTACTTTAATGTACTTAACACCTCTCACTTCTACATTAGTAAGATGGAAGCCTTTAGCTTTAGTGAAATGAGTGTTTACGTATTCGATTGCTGTTTGATTAGACATTTGTTTATTCCTTATTTAAATAGTTTAAGATTTGAGATTTGAGAGCTTTTTTAGAAGCTCTGTTGAGAGTATTAACAGCTCTGCTTAAGAGCTTCGATAGCTCTGGTTAAGATGCTGCTTAGATTGCGCTTTTCCACTTCACTAGGTGCTCTAGGAATTGCATCAAGCAGAGAGTTATAGACAATCATAGCTGCAGTATAGAGAAATGCATCTTCTTCTATCCAGTTATGCAATTCAATATTCTCGAAGTAAGATACTCCGTTTATAGTTAGCCGCAGTATGATAGAAGGACCCAGTTCCACAACCTGTATAGAAGTGTTTGAACCACACTTGATAATAGGCCTATGATACTCCTTTTTCTCTATTGTGACATCTTTACTAGAGTAGAACTTATCTATCAAAGCATCAAACAAAGTCAGAATCTTTTCATCTTCTGCTGTTGGTTCTTTTACCCTTAGCTTGAACTCACGTAAGAGCTGATATACTTTAATATCTTTCGACGCTGTATATTTGCATGCCAAGCGTAATAAAGTCTTTACTGCTTTAGGATTAAGCGTATCGTAAAGGAAGTTGACAGTATAACGACCCGAATCATCTACTTCTTTTACTTCAACATAATCGAAACCATTTTCCAGGGTCATGTTTTCAGCTACCCATGATTTGATTTCTGCTAATTCTTCTTTAGTCATTTTAATTGACTCCTATTAAATAAATAGTCTAGCAGGAGAATCTAAAAAGACTCTCCTGTACTTTATGCCTTGCACAGCGAGCTATGCTTGGCATAGCGAGCTACACTACTTTTTCTACTTTAGCTTTTAGTAGGATGTATTTAGTAGCAGCCTCTGATAATATTACAGCTGCTACAGACTCTTTATCTTCCATCACTACCTTGTGCTCAATGTAGAGTACATTATCTTTCACCTTTACAGGTAGAAAGTCCTTACCATTAAAACCATCAATACTAGCTGTAATAGTAGGCATGTAACCGTACTTAGTCACTAGTGCTGCAAACATAGCGATTAGGAAATCTACCTGTTGTGGTGTTACAGCAAAGTCGTACTCTTTCTCTTCTGGGTCACATTCTTCAATGTGACTGCGAACCTTTTGTAGCTTGTAATGATTTTCATCAGAAAGCTTCTCTTGTTTAGAACTGAAAAACCCCATGATTATTTACCTTTCTTAGTAGCCGCAGCAGCTTTAAGCTTAGTAGCTGCTTGTTTGACTTTAGTAACAGCACTAGTCAGCTTAGCCTGTGGTTTCTTGGCTTTAGACTTGGCGGCAGCAAGAGTAGTTTTCTCTTGTTTCTGTTTATCTGCCTCAGCTTTCAGTTTGTCAATAGCATCAGACTTAGTCCAGCCTATATACGTGATGGCTTGTACCGAGAAATAGATGTCAGCATGTACTGATTGCATGGTAGTAGCATGCAATTCAGTAGTATTGCCTACCTTAGCTTCGTCTAGAATGACAAACGACAATACATTGCCAGCAGCACCGAGAGTATGCAGCATACCACCATAACTGTCATGACGGTTGCCTGTAGTGGCATGTGTAATGAAACCATAGCCCTTGTCTTGCAAGTGTTTAGTCAGCTCTGAAAAGAAGCGATGCTTATCAACAATACGAGACAGTTTGAAGATAGTAGGTGTCTTTACTTTGAGTTTCATGATTGTTCTGACATCAGCAGTAGAAACTGTATCAGTACCTGTAAACTCAGTTAAGATGTAACCTTTAAATTCAGCAAAAGAGAGAATCTCTTGCTCGATGTTTTTCTGTACTGCTTTTTTCATGATTTAATTTCCTTCTGTTTAAACGTTTAAAAGAATGACTGTAATAGTCAGAATAATAATAAGATATTGTAATTATTTTGAAAATACAATAAGCTGAAGCTAAAGAATCCAGCATATTCTCCAGGGTAGCTTTATAGGCTACCCTGGAGAATATGCTGTGTTTATTCTGGTTTAGTGTAAGCTGATAATGTTAGACTGGCACCTGCTTCTAGTACCTTTATAGATAGCAGGCTATATTTAACTACATCGATAAGGTTAAACTTAAGAACAGCGGCCATGGTCTTAACATGAGCACCTACTACTTTGTAAGCCTGAGCTTCTTCAGCTGAAGGGTTATTTTCAGACAGCTTAAGCATTCTCTTACTAACATCCTCTATCTTTTTAGCTTCTTTCTTGAAGGTCTCTTCATTTTCTTTAAGAGCTTTATTAGCTTCTGCTATCTTAAATTTAACATCCTCTAGACTGTCCAAAATAGATTCTAAAGGCAATACTTCAATCTCTGGCATACTTTTAAAGGAATTAGCAGAATCCACAATTCTCAAGCTCAGTCTAGAGTTATTCTCAAACAGACGCATCAATCTAGCATTAGCAGCAGCTATTTTTCTAGAATCGCCGCTACTAGCTTGCTCTGACAGTACAGTGTATTCTACATCTTCAATAATGTCTTTATCTTTAACTTCTTTCAATGCAGAAGATAAAGCATCACCAAATACAGAATTGAATACTTCCTCATTCTCTAAAGCAAAAGATTCAGTAGCCGTACTCTTGCCGTAAGTAGAGAATACTAATTTCTTACCAAAAGGCAGTTCTACTTCAATTGAGTTGTCAGCTTTGTGATAACGATAGCCGCCTACTTTCACTACTTCGCTTATGGACTCACGTATACCATTTCTGACTTCGTTCAATAACTCAGAAGCTTCAATAAGAGTTTTAAGTCTTTTTTCATTATCTGAGATATCAGGAATAGAATCTACTACCTCTGCTAAAGATAGTACAGCTTTGACACCATTACCACCACCCAGAAACTCTTCCATCAGTACAGTAAAGGTCTCTTTTGGTTTAGTGCCTTCTGGAAAGTATTTAGTGTCTTCAGGAGGTACTTTTACTTTACGTTCAGTAGCAGTATAACCTTTTTCGATGTAAGATTCAGTCTTAGCTATCAGCTTATCAATTCTACTCTCAGCTGCTTTAACAATAGCATAACCGCCGCTGTTACCAAACCCACCCCCACTGTTACCTCCACCAAACAAACTAAAGATGGCGTTAAAAAGTCTGCTAACCATATCCCAAATAGCTTTCCAGACATTAGCGATAGCTTCGCCAATACCTTCTAGCGCAGTATGTCTGCGATAATAGCTCTCTTCAGCCGGTACTAGTTCTACTTTCTCTTCATCACCAGCCATAGCCATCTGATTAGCTACATTAATCAAAGCAAGCTCACGAGCAGTAGGTTCTTCACCGTCACTCATGATTACTTGCATGTTCTCTAGAGCTTCAGCAATATCAGAAGCTCTATCAATCTCGTGAGACAGTTCCTCTACTTCATTGAGGATGATACTAGTCTTAGCTTCATTAGCAGCTAATTCAGATTCAGAGAGTACTACAGTCTCATGTTCTTTAGCTAGAAATCTACGCATGTCAATAATCCTTTAAATAAATCACAATTTTAATCTGCGTGGCATAAATAGAGGGAAGGCTTGCGCCCTCCCTCTTAGTGGTTTAAAATACTACTGCTTAGTCTTTAGTGTAAGTAGACAGTGAGCGTGAGCACACCATCAATACAGCACGTACGTTAGCCAAGCTGTGAGTAAACAACTGACCAGATACCACGTTAGCCATTTTAGCATACATGGTAGACAAACGGAATACTGCACGAGAGTTAGACACTAAAGTCTGACGGTTTTCTGTTTCAGAATCCAAAGAGTTAGCTTCTTTAGACACTTTGTCACATGCTTTCTCGATTTCAGAAGCGTATTTCATCATCTCTTTACGAGATTTGCCACGATGGAATTCTTCCAAAGCATCCAGCATTTCTTCAACTTTGTCCAACAAAACTTCTACTTCGTTAGTTTTCAGAGCGGTGAAAGTAGCAGCATCTTTCTTAACTGATTTGCCACCGCTAGTCTCAAACTGTACACGGAATTTACGAGCTTCTTCCAAAGCAGCGACACCAGCTTTATCACCGAATGTAGGCAAGGTCACTTTGAAGTCACGACCGCCTAACAAGTTAGATACATTGTCATTAGCTGCGAATACAAAGAAGTCTTTTGCTTTTACTTTCTCTACTACTTTAGCAAGACCTGCATCTGTATTACCAGCAGAATCAGCTGGTTCAAATGCTTCAATAGCCTCTTTCAAAGATTTACCGAAGTTAGCCAAATCACTAGATTTAGACAAGTATTTAGCTACTTTCAAAGAAGCTTCGAAACCATTGCTCAGCTCGGTGTTGTTTTTAGCAGGAGCTTGGTTTACTTTCAGTGATTCTACACCATTAGCAAACTCAAGTTTAGCATTTTCAGATTTCTGTACTTTACCATCTTCTTCGATTTGTTCGGCACGCTTACGCATAGCTTCAACTTCTTTACGCAAGCGAGGAATATTACCGAAGATGTTGTAGAAGAATTTCTCTACTTTTGCCCAGATTTCTTTCAAGACTTTCTTGATGTTTTCCCAGATAGTAGATACTTTCTCACGCAAAGATTCAGCAGCGATACGACGTACGCCATTAGATTCAGCAGCTACTTCTACTACATCATCACCAGTCAACTCTTCATCGCCAGCAGTAGCCATATCGCCAGCAATTTGAGCTAGAGCTACTTCACCAGGAGTAGCTTCTACGATTTCATCAGCTACTACGGCCATATCTTCAAGAGAATCAGCTTTATCCAAAGTAGCATCTACGCTTTCAATATCGCGTTCGATTTCGTTACCGATAGCTACAGCTTCTTGGTTCATTACGTCTGCTTCTTCAGCAGAGATTTGATTTGGGTACTCTTCTTCGTTCCAGTTTTCAGAAGCTAGAGCACGACCTAAAGAAAAACGACGTGACATAATTGTTTTGTCCTTTAAAAAGAATTATTGAAAAATGAATGTAGAGAAAATAGAGAGTAGTTTTGTTTACTCTCTATTCTCTAGTTAAACTGAGGAATTAGTCTTTTTTGTAATTACGCAAAGACAATTCGCAGTAGTCCAAAGCAGATTTAGCTGTAGTTACAAAGTAAGCTGCATATTGTGCTGGGAAGTCTCCAAGCAAGCGGTTGATGGACATGATAGTCTTTTGTACTTCTTTACCTGAAGCTTTAGCGGCAGCAGCGTTTTCGTCTTCAGAAATGTATTCGAGTTTAGACACACGCTCAGCTTGTTTAACCAATTTAGCTTTGGCGTCAGCGATTTTGTCGAATTTCTTACGTGATTGTACAAACTCACCTGCCAAGTTTTCAATCATCTCGGCAACACTAGCGATTTGGTCTACAGTCAGAGTAGTCAGTTTCTTACCTGATACGTCAGCGTTTTTAGTCAACTGAGCTTCCAGTTTCACTTTGAACAAAGCAGGACGAGCAGCTGCATCATTAGCAGCACCGGCTACTACTACCACATGTTTGTTACCTGGCAAGTTAGAAACTGCCTGTACTGTGTAGTGTGCTTTCTCAGCATCTGGTACGTATTTTTTCTTCTCGTCGTCAGATACGTCTTTAGCTGAAGAACCCAACAAGCTCAAAGAATCATTCAACAAGGTAGTCACGTCAGCTGGTACTGCCATGGTTTCTTTGTCCAGTGCGGATACTTTCTCTACAGCAGATTCAGCTTTAGTTACAAAGTCATCCATTTTACCCAATACTGTTTCAGTAACAGTTTTGAAGGTACCAGTCAAGTCAGTAACAGCTACTGTTTTAGCACCGGTCATCAAACGAGCGTACAAGCCATCATTTTCAAAAGCTCGTTCTTCAATAGAACCAGTAGTATTTTCAGCACGCTGAGCTACAGCTTTAGCACGTTTTACCAAAGCTTCGTAAGAACCAAATACTTTGTTAAAGTGGTCTTTCACCCATTGGATGGATTTCTTGATAGCCGCAATGATAGCTTCCCAAGCACGGCGAATACCATCTTTAATACCTTCCATTGCCAAGCGAGTAGAGCTAGCACGGCTAGAAGCAGAACCAAAAGATTCTACTGCTACAGCATGAGGGGCTGCCAGGCCGATGCGGTTGAGTTTGTTAGCTACGTTGCGTTGCAAGATAGCAGCTGCGTCTTTAGACAAACCACCGCTCTCTTGAGCTACTTCAGCATCAGCCAAATCTGCTTCCAACTCTTCTACAGTGTCTTCAGCTTCATCAATTGCTTGTTCACGAGCTTCACCTTCAGCAGTAGAGTCAGCTACTTCCAAGAGATGAGTCTCCAGGTTGTCGGCACCTTCAGCGTCAGCTGGTGTAGCTTCTACATCAGTAGTTACTTCTTCATTTTCCAAGCCTACAGTTAATTTACCTGCGTAAAAACGTCGAGCCATTTTTTAATACCTCTTAATCATGATTAAATAAAAAAGAAAAGTACAGTCGCTACAGAGGAGAGTGTAGCAGTCGTACTACTAGATAGTGTCCGCGCGACACATTTGAAATGACGTCAATGTACAATAAGGCCAAAAGCTATACACTGTAAACGCCATAAGCCGACTAGAGACTAGACAGTCAGTCTAGCCTCTGAGTCAGCACTATAAGAAATACTCAGTTATACAGTACTAGTCACTTACTACTATTACTGCAGTCTCTACTGGTTCTTTATTAGGTCTACCAAAGAGAATATGTGCAGTATAGAGTAGGTCTATTAAGCCATTGTCTTTATTACACCATTGATAAATGATGTACGGCAGTTCAATGCTGTCTTTATTAGTATCACGTATACCAGAGCTAGTAGAGATGCCAAAGAAAACAGCTTCAGCTTCATTGAGTTCATGTCTATCAATTGGTGTAGGTACTTGCTCTTTACTCAAGAGACTATCCCAAGTAGCTAATTCAAACTCACGCTCACCTGTAACAATGTAGTTTAAAGTATCTACTAGAAAGCGTTTATGCATGTCATTTACAAAAACACTAGTATTCTGATTGAAATACCAGTCTCTGAAATTGAGGGTGCCAAATGCTTTCATGACTTCACGTAATACTGAATCACGAAACTCAAAAGAGTCAATGACTAGACGACGTGCTAGATATTGCTCCCAGAGCTTAGTAACTACTAGGTTAGCTTCAGCTGGTTCATCAGCTCTCTTAGTCCCTACTACGAAACCACGAGGTGTAATATTATCTGCCATATTCATCCTCCAGTTCAGCATTCTTACGCATGAGACCCTGGATACGAGTCTCAATGTAACTAATCTCTTGCTGTAGCTTAGGATTAGGTTTACCAGCAGCTAGAGCTTCTAGGTTAGCTTTACGTACCTTCAAGCATTGAATCTCGTTACGTGCTATGTGGTAACGATTAGTCTGCCACTGTGCAATCTTCATGCGAATATGGTAGATTGGGTTCAAGAAAATAGGAATGAAACCCATGGCTAACGGGTCTAATTTCTTTTCGCCTACAGTAGCAGAGAGTGTACGAGCATTATCATCCAGGATAGCAATATCAGGAATGTTGTCTAATGCAGTAGTTACCTCTTTTACAGGAATACCTACTACATTGAGTACATTACAGAAGTTAAGAAAGTTACCTTCAATCCATTGGATATCTGCTGGTGCTAAGATATCTTCTACTGGGTCTTGTCCGTCGAATACAGCAGTCTCAGCTGCGTATACGTAGTTTACATAACGACGTGCATAACGACTAGCAAAGCTCACGTATTCAGCAAACTGCAAGAGATTAGCTTTAAAGAAAGTAAGCCCTTGTCCTACAATGTCGTCTGAATAACTACGGTCAATCATGCGTGCTACTTCTTCTAGGTTTACAGCAGCATTTTTCATGGCTTCATTAATAGTAGCGATGATATTAGCCTTACGCTGTTTAACAGCTGCTGTATAAATAGGTAGCTGAGCTTGAATCTGCGCCGACTCAAACTTCCATTTACCCATGAACTGCTCTGCTTGTTTTAAAGCAGGTAGAGTGTAGTTTCTCAACTCATCTGCAGTAATGCGGATGTCTTCAGTAATCCGTTGTTTGTCAAAATCAGGAATCAATGATTTGATAAAGTCTTGGGGTTTCATCTTTTAAATATTCCTTTTATTAAAGAGAATGTGTGTATTTACAACACAGGAGTGTTGCCTAAGCGGTAGGCATTAAGAATCTCTGCTACGTCAGGACCTGTACCTTTATTAGAGGTTTTCAAGTCTTTGAAACCGCACTCAATAGGACGAGTGATGCCTTGGTGATAGAAGGTAACACGTTTCCATTGTCTATCAATAATAGCTAGAATCATGAGTGCTGATTCATCAAAGAGTGCTTCACGAGCACGATAGTCTTTGAGCGATTTACCAGCCATAGCCAATTCTAGTTCTTTAGCAGTAGTCTCAGTAAGTACGGCCATGTTAGAATAAGTACCTACGCTAGGAGAGCCTGACAGAATAGCAGACCAGCTATTACCTTTCTTTCTATCCTGAATAGCTTTACGGATACCATCTTTATCGGCAATACCAGCTTTCATCTCAGCTTTTACTAGGTCAGAACAGAACAACATATCAGCTAAAGAAAGACGTCCTGATTTAAAACCATGCCAACGTTCTAGCCAAGTTTTATCAGCTTGACCGCCTGATAGGATATGAACTAGCGAATCTGCTGGTAAGCTATTCGCAATCAAGCGAATAGAAACAGGGATAGATACAGTGTTATTACCATCTGATACTTCACAGCTGATAATCTTACCTACAGACAGGTTAGAGAGCTCGTGGATGTGTTTAATAGAGTCTTTACCTACACCAGTAGTGAGGTTATCTACTTTAGTACCATCTTCATCATCACGTGGTGCACCACCTAAGTTACGCATGCGAGTGAGCATGTCATTCTCAGCAGCAAATGCAATACCACCTAACATGCTAGCACTAGTAGCAGCTGCGTCTAGTGAGCTACGTGAAGGATTGAGTTTGTTCATGTGTTGTGCTACTTGGATATTACCAATAGTAGTCATGGTGGACATGGCTAACATGTAATAGCCTGCGTACTGTGATTGCAATGACTGCATGACATCGTACATGACATCCTCGAATACACATTCGCTGTCTATCATGACAAATGGTTCAGCACGGAAGTTGCGTGTATACTCAGTCAGTGATTTCACTTTACCTGAGCGCAACACGTCAATGAATTTTTGAAAGGCTGCTAAGCCTATATCGTTAGAATTGAGTGCCATAATGGAGTTTCCTAAATTTAGAGAAGAAAGGGAGTTAAAACAAAATGACTGATAAGAAAGTAGTCAGCTTAGAAGATGTGATTAATGCCATCAAACAAGCTAATCCTAGCAACCCTGCTATTACCATTGAGAATATCATTGGTAGTGGACAGAGTGCCAATATGGCAAAGCTAATAGACCAGCTCTTTATTGAGAATGGTTTTGGTAGTGTGAAGTCAGGTGTAAGCCGTAGCTTATACGGAGTAAACTTTGCAGGTACTCCTAATTCTCTACCTATTAATAGAGACCATACAGGCTTTACCTTTTTCACTAAACCATTGATGAACATGACCACAGACAATTTACGTCAGAGTCGTACACTGAGCGGACTGCTCAATACTGACGAAACTAGTGTTCATAGGTTGATTCGGGCTAGCTTAGACGCTCAGGTGTTTAATGAAAATAACAGAGCAGCTAATAGTAGCTACAAGTCACCTTTTATTAATCCTAATAGTCCTTTTATACCTATTCTGAGTAATAACTTGTTAAGCATGAGTGGTTGGAGTGATTACGATGTACAGACTTATACTAGTGCTAGTGGTAACATGCGTGAAGAGTTTAGTTTTGCGGATGGTGTAGTGCGTGATTATCGTACTTGGGACATGAGTTGTAGTTTTCGTAATTTGGACGGTAATCTGATTACGATGCTGTTCTTCTACTGGGTACTGTATATTGAAGCTGTAGCTATTACTGGTGAATGCTTGCCTTATCCTGTCATGAATTTACAGCATGAGATAGACTACATGACTGGTATTTATCGTTTTACACTAGACCCTAGTTTGACGTATATAACAGGTTTTGCTAAGACTATTGGTTTTCCTGTTACTTGCCCTATTGGTAACATGTTTAATTTTGACTCTGATAAGACTTATAACGACGACTCACATCAAGTAAGTATACAGTTTAGATGCCATGGTGCTGAGTATAATGACCCGATTATTGTTCGTGAATTTAATCGTGCTGTGGAATTGATGGACCCTAACTTTAGAGCACAGTCTAGAAACAGCTACTACCTACAGATACCTAAGAGTCTGTATCGTACCTTCAATGGATTGTGTCAACCACTGATAGATGAAGATAGTTTTGAGTTTCAGTGGTGGGTGCCTATTAGTATTTGGGAAGAGCATGTGCCTATTCTGCGTCAGCGCTATAGCGAGATTAATAAGTTAAATCGTAAAGCTGCAAATATTAAAGATGTAGGTGGTAATCCACAGTCTTTGATTACTGCTTTGCCACAGAACGTAGATATATTCATGCAAGTACAAGAGCTAGCTAGAAAGAATGCTAGTAAGAAGAAAAGTAAGTAATGTGTTTATTTAAACAGAGAGACAAGGAATAAAGAGATGTCAGAGACTCGTACAGTAGCTATACCTACTATTAAAGAAGAGCTGATGAAATACGCCTATAATCCAGCTAGTATCCAGCGTATCGCTGTAGAGACATTAAAAGCTGTGCATAATGGCGAGATTGAATCAGTCTCAGGCAGTAGTCCTTTTGCATTTGCATTGGAGGCTACTGCTGTAAACACTAGTGCTTTTATCGATGAAGCTGTAGCTCTGAATAGGAAACAGTATCCAGTAGCCGCACAGACTGAAGAAGACTTATATCTACACATGTCTGATAAAGACTACATTGATAGATTCGCTGTACCTAGTAAAGCTACCTTTAGAATAGCTTTAGATAAAGATGAGGTATTAAGTAAACTAGTGTTTGATGATGATTTAGGCATTAGTAAACTAGTGATACCACGTAATACTGAATTTGCAGTAAATGGCATGGTATTCACATTGCAATATCCAATTGAAATACGTCAATTACGACATGGTGGTTTACAGGTGATTTACAACACCAATATAACTAGTCCTATTCAGAAACTAGATAGCAACATCATTAAGTTTCAGACTATTTGGGTAAAGAGTCTAGAGTATCTAGTATTTGACGTAGAGCTATTACAAGTAGAGATTAAGACTCTGTTACATGAGACTGATTTGATTGCTACTCCTAGTGAGGATATTATCCTTACTGATGAGTACTATTACCTCAGAGCTTATATTTGGAATAATGGAAGATGGGTAGAGTTTAAGACTACCCATTCTGATTTAGTCTACAACATAGCTGAACTAACAGCTGTATTGAAAGTGTTTGAGGACTATGTAAACGTAAGTATACCACAAATCTACATGAATGCAGGTATGTTGACTGGTCAATTGCGATTTGATTTGTATCAGACTAGAGGTGAATTGCATGCTGACTTAGGCGTGTATGCATTAGGTAGTATTGTAGCTACATTCAAACCTGATACGTTTGATATTGAGAGTAGCAAGTACTCTGCACCATTAAAAACTATTAAGACCTTTACTGTATTGTCACAAGACATTACTACTGGTGGTGCGGCACCTATGACGTTTGAAGAACTAAGACGTCGTGTGATTAATAATAGTGCAGGTGCACAAGTATTACCTATTACGCCACATCAAGCTGAAGATAAACTGGTACGTAATGGTTTTGAAGTAGTGAAAAACATTGACAATATCGTCAATCGTACATTCCTAGCTACTAGACGACTCCCTGCACCTAGTAATCCTAAGCTAGTGACTCCTGCTAGCGCTAGTATCGAGACTATTGTAGTGGATGAGAAAACACTGAGAGGAATGAAGAGTGTCAATAGCAACTTCAGAAGTGTAACTATTACTCCTAATACTCTTTTTGAGAATAAGTCAGGTGTAATGAAGCTAGTACCGGATGCTAAAGTAACTGCATTGAAGTCATTATCAGCTGAGCTATTAGCTAGTCAAGTGACTAATGGTAATTACTTCTACACTCCTTTTCATTACGTACTAGATTTCAATAAAGAGACATTTGACTGTCGTCCTTACTTCTTAGACAGACCTGAGTTTCTGTATCGTAGCTTTATCAGTGATAATGATAAGACACTGATGCAGGTATCAGTAGAGGATGTAGAAATTAGTCGTACTGAAACAGGTTATAAACTAGTAATCAGTGTAGAGTCTAGTGACAATTTTAAACAGTTAGCTGATAACCAAGTGTTTGTACAACTAGCCTTTAAACCAGATGGTGAAAAGGACTACGCTTATTGCAATGGTGTATTAGAAGGTTTGAATAGTAAAGAGGAACGAATCTTCTCATTTGACTTAAGTAGTAACTTCTACGTATCAGATAAGAATTTGATACAGCTGACTGAGTTTAAGATGTTTACTAATGATAAACGTCTTACTAACTGTAAGCTAGAGCAAGAGTTTGATATTCTGTTTGCTACTAGTGCGCCTATGAATAACAATTGGACCAAAGATGAAGTAGATGACAAGCTAGGTACTTATCTATTACCCGACCAAATCTACGGTATAGCTAATGAAATGGTCTGTGTACGTTTTGGTAGAAGTCTTGATAATCTTTGGTCTAGGTCTAGAAGTATTATTAGTACTGGTGACTACTTGACTTATAATGCTGATGTACCATTGCTTTACGAAGAAGATGTGCATGATATTGACCCTACTACTGGTAGTAGTGTACAGATTGTAAATGGTAAAGTAGAGTATCGGATAAAACATCGTAAAGGCGACCCAGTACTAGATGCTAATAACAAACCCATGTATAAGCATCGTAAAGGTGATGTCGTATTAGATGCTAATGGTAAACCTAGCTTTGCTGATGATTACGGTTTGAATCGTCAATTAGACGTAATGATGATTGAAGGTGCTTATTGGTTTGCTACTGACGCTGCTACTGTAGCTTATCGTGATGAGATTAATCGTACCTTTATTGACTGGATAGTAGATGGCTTAGGTAGTATAAATAAGAACCTGTTAGAACAGACTAAGATTTATTTCTATCCTAAGTCTACTGTAGGTCAGATTGATGTCATGATTAATAACAGTGCTCGTACATTCATTGATTCAGCACAGCGCTTTGTACTGAAGCTATACGTCAGTGATACTGTTTATAGCGATAATGCATTGAGAGCTGAATTGAATACTGCAGCTATTCGTGTATTGAGTGAAGAATTGAAGAAAGACATCATCACTAACAGTAATATACTAGATGCTCTTAAAGAGACATTTGGTGAAGACGTGATTGGTATTGACATTAGTGGTTTAGGTGGTAACGAACGTACTGAAGTCATTACTGTACTGAATGATGCTAAACGTCTATCACTGAAGAAACGTCTAGTAGCTCAGGGTGACGGTAGTTTGATTGTAGAAGAAGACGTGACTTGTGATTATGTCCGTCATGATACAAAAGAGTTGGATTGATTAGTGCATACATAGTTCGTACTGATAAACAGTACTCACTGTGATGCTACGCGTACATAGCCCTAGGAGAGCTTTATAGGCTCTCCTAGGGCATATGCTGTATTCATCGTAGGTTACTTAGTAGCTTTCAGCTCTTTGACTGCATCAGTAAAATATTTGTGAATATTAGCTAAGTCAGCAAACTTAGTCTTATTCTCAGCTACTTTCATGAATTCACCAGTGAGCTTAGCATATTGGCTATAACCAAAACCTAATGACTTGTTGTAGTCTATCAATACTGCATTACATACTGCATTGATTTTTACTAATGCTACTAGTGTACGCTGTAGGTGATTAGTAATACGTTTAGTAGTAGCAATAGCAGCTTGTAGGTTACGGTCTTTGAGTTTTTCTTCTTCAGGTACTGCACCTTTATTAGCTGCTACTTCGTGTTGCTGTGCTACATACTCGCTCTTCTTAATCAGGCTCTCAATCTTCTCTACTAATTCATCAGTAGTTTTTGCAATATCAGCAGCTTTGATAGCATAATCAGAATGATTGCTAGAATCATTTTTCAGAGTATCCAGCATAGTAGCTACAAAAATAACAGGGTTCTTAGCGTAGTCTTTAGCAATCGCATTGAACTCATCTGTCTCTTCATTAGCAAAGTTTCTGTAACGATTAATAATACTGTCTTTAGTATCTTCATCTGTTACAGGCTGACCCAGTTTCTTGAGGAAAGCTTCTAACTTGTCTTTAGTAGTAGCAGCTATACTCAAAAACTCAGTCATGTCTTTAGCGTTTTGTCTGTACTCATTTTTGGTGTGGTCTATTACTTGTTTACCAGCACCACCAGTAATCAATAGTTCATCACTAATTTCATCAGCCTTACTTTCCATCTCTACAAACTGGTCGTATACATACGTCAGTTGTTTTAGCAGCAAGTCTGTATCGTGGTCTAGTGCATTAGCAATCTCATCGAAGTTATTAGCTAATTTGTTCTTAGAGAACCAATAAGCTTTGATAAGGCGAGTAAGGCCAATATTCTCTTTAATAGAGTTAAAGTCATGCTTAGCTGGAGTAGCTAGGATATTGTCAGGCAGAATCTTCTCATCTAGGTCACTAGGTGATTTGATAATCAATTCTTTACCGTCTACTAACATCTTGATGTCTTCACGCATCATGTTTTCTAGCTCTTTAGCAAAGTCAGTAGGGTCTTCTAGCTTGTGTACTACTCGTACGACTTTCTCTGTAGCCTTAGCTGAGGATTGTACTTTAGCAGTAATACCACTTCCACCACCAGAACCTTCTCCTTTACCTTTACCAAACACTTTAGCAATAAAAGCTAAGATAGCTATAAACAAAGCGCCAATGCCAGCGTATACTGTAAAGTTTATCTCTTCTAGAGCAGTATCTAAGTATTGCTCTGTAGCTACAGTAGGATAAGCATTCAATGGTTTATTGCGGTTGAAGTCTTTGATAAGCAGCATAGCTTCTTCAGCTGTAGCTCTATCCAAACCACCTTGTGCAATAATTTTTTCTTTCAGTCTTACCAAATCATCGTAGTGTACTTCATCTGCTTTCAAACGTTGTAATACACCATTGATTTCTTCTTCTAGGACTATCTGCTGCTCCAAGTCAGCTTCAGAGTCTAAGAGGTCTTGCTCTTCTTGGGTGTAAGCCCATTCATTGAGACTGGCCATTTATTAGCACTCCTTGAGTAGGTACAGTAATGAAGCAAGCTCTTGCTGTTTCTCAGTCATGTACTCTCTATCAGCTTGTGACAAGAGAGTATTCTCAGTAACAATCTCATCTAAGAGAGTATTAGAATCAGAGCTAGAGAATGCTGCTTTATAGCGACGTACGAATAGAGTCTCTACTAACGAAATAGAAGCTTTAAAGTCAAAGACAAATACTTCATTGTAAAAGGACATTTGATTCTCTACTTCTAAACGTTTAGCTGCTGTGAAATAAGAGTGAGGTCCAGCTGGTACTGGTTCAGAAGGTAGCTCTAATGTAGAAGCTACTTGTAAAGCAGCTGCAAAGCAAAATAGTTTTTGTTGCTCTAGTCGGTCACTAGTGAGTCGATTTAATAGGTCAATGATTTTCAGATTGTTCATTTGGCTTCTCTTTTCAGTTCTACGGATAATTTAAATAGGTTGTTATATACCAGAGACTCTAGCTCTTTTTGTAGTTGCTCTTGTTTATAACGTTCACGATGTGCTCTTGAGAATAGTGCACCTAGGTAAGAGAGGAGTTGACGTTTGTCTTTGACGTCTTCAGTAATCTTGTCAATTACTTTGAGGTCTTCTAGAAGATTATCTTCTTCCTCTTTGGAGATAGCTCCTTTGTAGTTTTTGAGTCGGTCTAATACTTGCTGACGGATGCGAGTCAGACGACGCTCTGGTCTATCGTAGATAGTAGTGTGTGAGTCAGCTGCTAGCATAAACATGAACCCCCACCAGCTCAGGCTTTTGAAGATTACGCCTGAGAGTGATACTGGATTAGACATACCTACTACTATCATTACTACTTTGAGTGCTTCTACAAAGAGATACTCTCCAGTACTACGATAAGAGATGTATTTGACTTGACGTGATTTGTGTAGCTTATCTAGAGCGGTGACTAGGTCACGTCCTGCACCATTACGAGCAGCGTACTGGTCAGCTAGCATTTCAAAGCTATTCTCATCGTAAATACTAGAGCCTGATTGTGAATCAGGTTCAGTAAGAGTAGAAGAAATTAGTGTATACTCTACTACTTTATTATCCTCACAAGCAGCTAAGCTAGCTGCATCTAAGTCTTTCAAACGTAATGCTTGTTTAGCACTTACCAGAATAGCTTCACGTTTTTTGATATCGTTAGTACCTGCTAGCTCTTTAGCCACACCTTCCATTACTTGGTTAGTAGTAATAGCTCTTACGATGTACTCTAGGTAAGTAAAGGCATGTCCTACTTCATGTAGAATGATAGCGGCTAGTTCACCTGTAGTGAATTTACCATTCATTACTTCAGTACCAATATTGAGTGTAAAGCGATACTCAGTAAGGGCGCCTGTAATTTTACCTTTCTCTAGGTCTACTAGAATAGAGGTAGCACCCTTACCAGCATTAATAGCAGCCATGCCTACTGAGTTAGTAAACCATTTGCGTACTGCTTTATTGATTAAGATGTTGTTAGCTTTGACATCTAAAGGTACCATGTGTGTAGCTAATTTACTAAACTGTACATGTACTGACATGCCAGTAAATGATTTGATAATATCGGCTAGGTCTTTTGACTCTGCTGTGTCTAAGAGGTCTTTTTCACTGAGATTGATGTAATCCTCAAGCTTTATCATCAGTGCCTTCTTAAACGCATCAGATTGTTGGTCAATAGTTTCCTGTCCTACGGTGCGCACTCGTGTCATGATTATTGATTCACTTTCTGTTGCTTTAGTTTTTAACGGAAAATACACTCAGCTAATGCTGTAGTGTACAGCTTTAATAAAATGAGACTGTATAAGTCATACTTTTAGAAAAATAGGAGTATTTAGCGATGATTAATAAGGAAGATATTGTAGCACGTGAGTGTAAGTTTGCAGTATATTGCAGACCGCCTAAAGGCGCTAGTGATGATTATCACTTAGTAAAAGAGAGACTACATCTGAAGGATGGTACTACTGTACCTAATGTAAGACTAGTAAGGAATTTTAAAAGAAGCTTTTGGTTGACTACTAAAGGTAGACGTGTACACCAGCAAAAGAAAGAACGTGAGTACTTAGTCAATCTGAAAGAGTATCAATGTACAGAGAGTAAACTAGTACGCTCTATTGCTAAGGCATTAGGTAAACCTTATTTTCAAGGTACATTGAGAGACTTAGCTGATAGCCCTTATCTGTACGGTACTGATAAGCTCTCTACTGCTTTGATTAAGGATAGATATCGTGAGAAGTTTCCTGAAGCTGTGAGTTTCAATAGTGTAGCTGTATTCGATACTGAGACATTTATCAGTGATGGTACCATCATCATGGCTACTATTAGCTTTAAGGATAAAGTGTATACAGCTTGTCAAGCTAAGTTCTTTGAAGGTATAGCTAATGCTCAAATGCATGTACAACAAGCTTTTGAGAAATACTTAGGTAAGTATAAAGAAGAGAGGAATATTACATTAGAGTTTGAATTAGTGCCTGAAGAGATTGATGTAATTAGAAAAGTATTTGCTAAAGCACATGAATGGCGTCCTGATTTCCTGACTATGTGGAATATCAACTTCGATATGCCTAAGGTAATGGAAGCTTGTGAAAGAGCAGGTGTAGACCCTAAAGATATCTTCAGTGACCCTAGTGTACCTCTGGATTATCGTTTCTTTAGATACAAAGAAGGTAAGAAGATTAAGATAATGGCTAGTGGTAAAGCTAGTCCTATTGGCATGGCTGACCAATGGCATACTGTGTATTGTCCTAGTAGTTTCTATCTAATAGACAGCATGTGTGTATATCGTAGACTACGTACTGGTAAAGAGCAACCTAGTTATAGCTTGAATTATATCTTAGGTCAAGAACTAGGTGAGCGTAAGCTGAGATTTACTCAAGCTGATAAATTTGGAGATGGTGTAGAATGGCATGAATTCATGCAGGAGAACTATCCTGTTGAATATGTGATTTACAATATCTTTGACTGTATTTCAGTAGAGTTACTAGATGAGAAGACTAATGACTTAGCTGTAGACGTACCTGATGCTTGTGCTTTTAGTGATTTTGCTAGCTTACCTAGTCAACCTACTCGTGTAGTAGATGAGTTACATTGCTATCTGTTAAATGAGCATGCTAGTGTATTAGGTACTACTAGTGCGAATATGTTAGGTGAGTTAGATGATCTGACACCACCTAATAAAGGCATGATTGTCAATCTGAAAGCGTTTCTAGTACAGGATGAAGGATTGCAATGCATTAAAGAGTTCCCTAGTATGCGTACTCGCGCTTATTTGCACGTATACGACTTGGATGTAAGTAGTGCTTATCCTAGTAACACTATTGTCTTTAATGTAAGTAAAGAGACTAATAAGGTAGTGTTCTGTAAGCTAGAAGGTACTAGTCAGCATGATGCTCTGATGAGTAGTATTAACTTGTCAGGTGGGCACACTAATAGTGTAGAATTTGTTACTGCTAGATTTGGCTTACCTACTATGCGTAATGCATTAGCGTTGTATAGAGGTGAGAAGAAAGTAGTGACTGATGATGGTAAAGTAGAGAGTGTAAAAGCTTAGATGCACGGACATAGCCCAGGAGTAGCATTTAGCTACTCCTGGGTGTATGCCGTATCCGTTTATTTCTTGATTACGATTTCTTTATCAGCTACAGCTTTAATTAGAGCTGAGTGCTGAAATTTGCAATCGTTGTATTGTGCTACTACTTTAGCTGACCAGCGTACTACCGTAACAGCTTTACCATCCTCTAGTTTAGGTAATACTTTACACTCTTGTAAGAGTGCTTCAGGTATAGTAGTGCTAGTAGCAGGAGCTGGTACTACTTTCTCTTTAGTAGCACAACCTACTAGGAGTAAGAGACTGAGTAATACTAAATTCTTCATTTCTTCTCTCCTGATTCAATTAGCTTATTAATAGCTGAGACTGACGTATCATCGATACAAGTAGGGTTTTCCTTGTAAATAGGTTTCTCTACAATTTGTGTTTCGATGATAGTGTTAGTCTTCTCTACTACTTGCTGTTGCTCTTTACGAGTATCAGTAAGCTCTTTATTGGCTTCTTCAGCTACGATACGACGAGCTTTAAGTGCAATCTTATTTTGCTCGTCTACTTTCTTCATAGCTGCAGCGTAACCTTCATCGTATTTAGCTGTACCGTAGCTAACGATAGCCTTATGGCACATGTAAACAGTGAATAAAGCCATCAGTACTATCCAAGTATTCTTATTCGAGAATAGCTTCTTAGCTTTAGTGTAGATTGCGACTATTATAGGTACTACAGGTGCCATGATTTATGCTACCCCGTATTTCTTAGCAGCTTGAGCTAGCTTAACATCGTAGTTGTTCTTTTTGTAACCTGAGCCATTGTAAGCCATTACAAATGGTACACAATCAGCTGGATTAGAAGATACACGCAGAAAAGCTGGTTTGATTTTAGCTACTTTCAAGATAAAGTCTTTTAGTAACTCGTAATGAGCTTTCTCACTAGCAGTACAAGCTTTAAGCATGTAGAAAGGATGCTCGTAACCACAGAGAGCGAAATGCTCACCCATCACTTGGAATTTACCAATAGATACAGATTTGAGAGCTGCTAGTGGGTCAATCAGTACAGCACGTGCTAGTTTCTCCCAAGAGTCATTAATACCGTCTTTATCAGCATCAATAGTGTAGCCACCAGGTTGTGGATTACAGATGTCAGGTTGATTGAGTGGACGTTTATGTACAGGACAGTACTTGTAGAAGCGGTGGCGTTCAAACAGGATTTTGACTAATCCTGTATCATCCCAGCCACCACCTGCTGATTCTACTTCAGCTACAGCTTTAATACGTCCCATGCTAGGGTCACCTAGTTCATTAGCGATAGCTTGTAGCTCAGCTGTAGTAATAGCTTGTGCGTTTTTATTACGCATAGTCTCAATGAAGACTTTACCTAACTCAGGGGTAGCAATACCATCTGGAGTGATAGCAGCACCCATTTCAATCAAGCGAGATTGCAACCAAGCAATATCTTTATCACAATTCAAATTACTCATTTGTATTTTCCTTTGTTTAAATGTCATAGAGCTAGGACAGAGTCCTAAGACCCTGTCCTGTTAACCTAGTAGTGTATTTACCAGTAGATTACTTACCGAAGAAAGCTAACAGGCGTTCACGACCAGCTTCAGTAGTACCATACTGCAGGTAGTACTCAAAACCTGTAGTAGCTACTACAGCTGCGCGTGTAGACGGATTAGCTAATTGACGGAACAATGTAATCAAGCGAATATAAGCATAGTACTCGTCAGGAGTACCACGCCATTCACCTGGAAAGCGGAATACGTAAGCTTCACCAGCTACACCATTCTCATTCTCATGGAACCACTCTAAAAGTGTATTCATGCAGTCTTTGAAAGACTCATCAGGTACACGGTTGATAGTACGTTCAATCAAACGAAAAAGCTTACGTTGATTCTCAGCACCAGTAACAGCTGGCACATACTTGCCAGGAATCATCGCTTCCTTGTACTGAGCCAGTTCCTCTGCGATACCTGCAGCAGGACCTACTGGAGTCAGTACTGTTGACTTTGCGGTAGAGGTTGTAACTTCTACTGGAGTAGGAGTCACTACAGGCTCTTGTGGGTTTGGAGTAGGAGTAGGTTCTACTGGCTTAGCTTGCTCTTTAGGGTCAGCATTGATTACAGCTTGAGCTAGTTCAGAAACACCTTCGGGGGTAGTCTGTACTACAGTATCTTCAGTAGTTTGTTCTGTTTCAGTAGATTCTACTACTTCAGGTTCTTGGTCTTGTGTATTAGGCTTATTATTACGTGCCATGTTTAAATACCTCTCTAGAAAAGGAAAAGGGTTTAAGAAAAGAGTACTCTCTAGACTATTGACTAGTCACAGTATAACTTTAAACTGCTAGCTTAGAGAGCTAGGTAGGTCTAATTTAGCAGTAGCCAAACCTGATACATGCATCTTCTTGAGAAAGAGTGTCAAGAAAGCTGAACCAATATCAGCTACTGCTGTGGCTACAGCTTTAGGCTGTAATGCTAAATCATCACCTACGCAATAACGACAATAGTCAGTGTGCTCGGCTTTACAATAGCGTGGTGAGCGCAGGTTAATAGTCTTACCTATCAATGAATCAATGTTATCTTCAGTAATGTGGATAGTTTTACCATTCTCTAGGTAATAACGTTTAAGAAAGAGCTTAGCATTGTCTTTAGTGATAAGTGTCATAGCTCCAATATTGGTACCACAATCTTCATCTAATATTTTAGAGTTAGAAGCTGCACGAATCAGCTCTTTAAACTTAGCGCCACCCATCATGGTCTGGTGGCCACGGTTAAATGAACCTGCACGTGAGCCTGAGAATAATACTGGCATCTTATCAATATCAGTACCTTCTGAGAGTGATTTCTCTACATGCTCTACTTTAATACCGTCACCAAAGCCTGCTTGTGCACCTACAGTAAGGAATAGCTTACGTCTTACCTCTGCTTTTTGCGTAGGCACAAAACCCATGGCGTCATCATCATCTTGATAATAGGCTCTATCGTATTCCTGCAGCTTAGCATCAATATCAGCTAATACGGCTGGGTCATTTAACCTATCTTTATTTTCTTCTACTAGCTTCTTACGATATTCTTTAATACCAGGAGGAGGTGTCATGGTTTTCTCACTAGCTGCCGGTACAAAGAAGTCAGCTATCTCATTAATGAGACGAATAGAAGTAGTGTACTTTAGATACTCATGTACGTAGATATCTTTAGTATCAGCTGGAGGTATTGTATCTTCAGGTAAATCGTCTACTAATCTATCTGCAATAATAGCATCTAGTTTCTTAATAGAGATTTGTCCTTCTAGAAAGTCTATCTTGTCTTTAAAAGGGTGAGCTACTACGATAGCATTAAAGAGTACATTACCTACTGTAGTAGCTTTAATAGCTTTAGGTGTATTAGGTAGAATACCCAAGGGTACGTCTAAGACATCAGCTGGTGAGAGTAGCTCTTTAGTAATGTCAGCATCAATAATTTTAGTAGGCTCTAGATTGTTATTAGGGTCTAAAAAGAAATAACCATCACGTCTTTGGATTAGCCGATAAGCATAAGGGTCTTTCTTGTAAGCCTCAGGGTCTTCTTGTACTATGCAAAAGACAGAGCGTATCCAATCTGTACGTGTATAGGTTTTGTCTTTGATAGCAGCTAGAAAGTAGTCTAGTCGTTTCATTTATTGAGTCCTTTTAAATAGGTTTGAAATTCCTGAGCATGTTGTTTGAAAGCTGAATCTATCTCTACTGCTTTTAATGGCTCATCTGAGAGTATCTCTAGATTAGTGTGTATTACAGTGATGGGGTCATTAGTAGAGTCACACGCTATAGCTGCTTGCATGAGTGAGCGTAAGTAGAAGTGGTCTACATTACCACGATATTCTTCATCAATCTTAGAGAGATAGATTTCAAATGGTAGGAGTAATGGTAAGCCTAGTCTGAATAACTCAGAGAGTATACCACCTTCATCATGAATGAATGTACGATACTGTTTGAGTAAAGCTAGTTTAGTATTCATCAAAGCTGTATCTTCAGCAGTTAGTTCATCTTGCTCTTCTAGCGTAGAGTTATTAAAGGTATTATTGAATAGCTCTTTTATTCTAGCTAGGAGCATAGGTGATACCTCTATTACGTAGGTAAGATAATCTTCAGCTGAATAGTCAGTGAGTTCATCTGTTAAATCAGCAAATGCTTCTAATGGATTATTAGCTGAATTGATGATGTTCAATAAAGGTTCTACATCATGGATATCTTCCATGGTTAAGAGTAGCTCTAATAGGTCATTAGCAAAGACAAATGTAGCTTGGTTGTCTAGTCTAATACCAAACTCTTCTAATGCTAGTATTTGTTGAGCATGGATTACATTGTAGATGCGGTCATTGGTATTATTAGTACCTACTAGTTCAACCTCATTAATAATGTTAAGTAAGTCAGTCTGTAATGCTGAGTAATCTAATTGCTCTAGCATGTCTATTGCTTTAATCATTTCATCAGCTAACTCAGCTGAGAAATTCTCGTATAAGTAATTTAAAATCAAATCATCCATCTTTATTCCATTCCTTAAAGTAATACAGTACTCAATAGGTGTTTTATATTCTATCGTGTAAAATACTACTATTGTGAGTGCTTGTATAGTCTGTAAATGACTGCTGTCTTAGCTACAGTCTGTAGTAATAGGCAGTTTCATATTTTCCCTGTAGTCTCTTTTTATTAAAGGATATAAGCCAAATGAGTACCATGAATCGTGAACAACGTCGTGCTGCTGCTAAACAAGCTAAACGTCAAGCTAAAGCACAAAACAAGCAATACCAAGAAGCTGTAGATAGCATGACTTGGGATGAACTAGAGGAGTCTTATCAATTAGGTAAGGATATCTTAGCAGCTGAGAATGAAATGATTACTGCTGTAGATAAGATGTCCGATTACGTAGAGAATAAAGAATACCTAGCTGAAGTAAAACAAGGTATCTTGAATGATGTAGATGCTCTATCTAAAGAGTTAGAATCTATTCATGATTCGCATGCTGGTAAAACTGGTAAAGTAGGTGAAGATGACATCATGGATTGCCTTGATGCTCACATGACGTATTCTAGTTTTGTAACACGTGCTACACAGCTATTACAGCCACAAGAGGCTGCTTTAGACCAGCTGCATTTGTTAGCTTGTCAAGAAGCTGTACGACGTGGCGGTGAAGAAGCTAACCCTGGTCCTTTGAACCTAGGTGAGGTAACTGAAGCCGTAGTAGCTAAAGAAGAGTAAAATCAAAGAAAGGACAAAAGAAAATGACCATTAGTATTCACCATGTAAACCCAGAGCCTACTCCTGAGGAGATTGCAGCTGCTGAGCTTAGAAAAGCTAAAGATAAAGCTTTTAGTGAAGCCATGGCACAAGGTAAATCTCCAGAAGAGTTGAAGGCTATTGTAGATGCAGTTACTATCCCTACTGCTGAGGATTATGCTAAGACTCCTACTGAGTCTACTCCTATTGAGGACATGGACTCTGAGGCTACTCCTACTAAGGTATTGCTAGGTGAAGTATTTGAGAATGCTAAACCTAATGCTAACCTTACATCTGAAGTACTGGAAGATAAAGCTGATGAAAAGATTCCAGCTGTGATCTATATTCCTGGTGCTGACCAAAAGGTAAGTGCTACTCGTAATCTGGAGTACTACGAAGAAAGTGGTGGGGATTTAGAAAAGCTGCCTATGCAGAGTCAGTTGCATGCTAACGCTATTGAAGAGGCACTCACTACACGCATGGTAAATGACTTGTACTTTGATACTTCAGTAGACCCAGCTCGTGAATGGCATCAAAATATCCGTACTGAGAATGGTGGTATCGGTGCACGTCGTCCTAAGTTTGATGATGTAGGTGTAAAAGTAACCGGTCAGCGTGCTGTGACTCGTGTACGTAGCTTCTTGAATAGTGGTGGCCAAATTGTAGTACCTTTGATCCATTCTGGTTTCTACGCTACTTTTGATACACCAGATGAAGATAGCCTATTAGCGTTTTATCACCAAATGACTAACGTCAAAGTGAATCTAGGACGTAAGTTGTTTGGTGCTGCACTGATTAATGAAGCTAGTTACATGAATAAGCTAGTACTGGACTTTGCAGTAGAGTGGTTAGCTGATACTAATTTGACTACTGGTAAAGAAGGTTTCTTAGAGAATCTCTCTAGCTTAGATATTCCACATGTAGCATGGGGTCTAGCTTGTAGTATTTATCAGAATGGTTTTAACTTTGCACGTCCAGTGATTACTGAAGATAGACAAGAGACTGTCGTACAGTCTGGTAAAATTAATGTAAGTAAGTTACAATGGATTGATACTAATAGCTTGACAGAGTCTCAAAAACGTCACATGGGTAACCCTAAGCAACGTGTATCACCTGAATCATTAGCCATGTATAAGGCTGAGTTTAAACGTGGTGGTAATCGTGTCGTAGAGTTGAGCGACCGTGTACGTGTGACTTTACGTGTACCTAGCGCTACTGAACACATTGATTCAGGTTATGCTTGGATTGAAGGTATCAGTGAGTTTATTACTGAGAACTTCCAATACGCTACTGAGGCTAAACGTAATGAATATATTAGTACTCAGTCTAAAGCTACATTGATGCGTCAGTTTGATCATTTCGTAGATTCTGTAGCAGTATTGAATCCTATTACGGATAACTGGGAGAATTACGAGCGTGATGAAGAGAATACAGTACAGCTCATTTTGAATGATTTGAGTAAAGATGATGATTTACGTGCTAAGTTCTTCTCTGAGATTAAACGTTTCATTGATGATAGTACTGTAGCTATTATTGCAGTACCTGCTTATAATGATACTGAAGAGAAACTAGCTCTGCCTAGATTTGAGATGTTGTTCCCTATTGATGCTGTAGCGGTTTTTTTACTGCTCCTAGTCAACCGAGCCATGGCGGTAACTTACCGGAGCAACTAACACATGTAAATAGCCCTGAGTTTGGTGGTGCGTATCTGGACTACGATAGATACGAGGAAATGCTCATGGCTACTTTATTACAAGTGAAAAAGAAACTGAGTCCCGTACTAGCTAGACAGTATTTGCTAGAACAGTACGAGACTCGGTACGGGGTCTTTGACCATGATGCTAATAAAGACCCTTTAGCTTTAGTATACTTTAATGAGTCAGAGTCAGCTGTAGTAGGTAGTCTATTACAGCGGCGTATGGTCCAGTATCGTGAGCGTGAGGTAAAGGATATATTTGGTCTGAGCTGGTCTGAGTTTTTAGCTAGACCTCATTTTGAGGTAGAGTTGATATTGGATGAGTGTGACAAAGTATTGAATGAACGTTCACGTGCTGAGGCTATTAAGTTAGCTAGATTAGAAGCTGAAGCTGGTAAATAAGCAAAAAAAAAATAAAGGTATAGAGAAGAGAAGAGAGTAGCTGGGTAGGCTACTCTCTGTTTGAATAGTGGCGAAAAGGGTAGGTGGCTGTGGGAAAAGGTTTCATGTTGTATTACTTCTCTAGAGAGTGAAGAATTCTACTATTAGCTGCCAATTCTCTGGGAAGAACATGAAGAAGTAGAATATCGATGTTACTAGCTTTATAAACCACAATGCGATATGTGGTATAGTGTAATACAGTGATGTTATGAAGTAGATTGTTAAAATCGTATCTTCAAGTTCTGTTTTAATGTTCCGCTTCATTACGAAACCTTTCTGTCTCTTTTAGAGACTGTAATGAGGACTTACAAAAATACCCTACAGAGATAGTCCTCGGTAATACTCTGTAGAGCTTTTTAAACATTTGGCATATGCCTAGGGAGAGGCCCTACTCTCCCTAGGTACTATGCCGCGCGTATCAAAGATACGCTTGGCACAGTAGTTCTGGTCTTGTACCAGCACTACTATGCTGAGCTCATCGAAGCTGTGCTATGTTCTGAATGAATATCCATTAATAAACGTACTAGTTACATGAGTACTGGTTACACGAATAACGCTTATTAATAGACACCGATACGAATTCACGTCTGTATTCGTACCCTTCCTCTGGTATCTACTAAACTCCTATTTGACATTAGACTACTCCTTATCTAATGTGTAGATTGTGTCGCGCGGACACTAGATTAGTATTTTAGGTTAATATTCTAGGTTAGTGTTCCTTTCTGTTATTTGCTTTATTTGTTCTAACTGACGTTTAGCTTCATCTCTAATCAAGATGATAGGAGTGACTGCTTCAGTTAAGGCGTTTATGTAATTACTGCCGTAGCGTCTTAAAAGCTTTGGTCCTTTTACAGGGTCTAAGCATTGTTGAATGCGTTTATGGTAAATAGCAATCACTTTGTTAGTTACTGCTAGGATTATATGTAGCTTTGCTACGTTAAGAATGGTACTCATTTAGAGCCCTTTCTGCACTTATAGTGCGGTAGACAGAGAGTCGTTAATGAAAGCGTCCGCTGACTGACTCTCTTTAAATCAACAGACGCTAGTTAATACGGGCCAGGGGTAGTGTAAGCTATCCCTGGGCGTATGCCGGACTGATCGAAGGTACAGTCCAGCGCAGCAGAGTACTTCTTGTAGGTACTCTGCTCTGCCGCGTAGGTCAGAGACCTACATGGTTTTACGAATTGAGAATAAGTGCATTGGTTATTCTCAAGCAAGTAATATGCTTTTGAAATAATTTAGATTTACATGTCCGACATATACCCAGGGTAGCCTATAAAGCTACCCTGGGCTATGTCTGTATGCATCTAAATCTTTACACTAATGTGTCTAATAATGCTAGTACCGTCAGCATTAGCAATATAGATAAAATTGTTAGCTCTAATGCTAGTTGGTTTTGGTTTGCTTTCATGGGTATGCTCCTTAGGTAGTGGGGTGGGTAAATAGATATGCTAATTACAGGCTCGTAGAGCGTCGTAGAGCTCGTCTGTAGTAAAGTAGGTAGGGTAGCTTATACCTAGGCACTCAGCAGCCCATACAGCACTGCTATGGAGCTTCCTGAGGCATGGATTAGCTATAGCTCGTAATACAGAGTCTATTTTGTCTACTGGGATAGAGACTAGATTTATTTTATCGTCTTCTAATACTTCATTGAAGTCCTCTATTTGTTTAGTAGAGAAACCTGTGTGTTTTAGCTGATAACAGATAGCTGAATTGTCTTCTGCTACTGAATAGAAGCAACAGTCTGTAATACGTGACTTGTACAGCGAGGCTGTACGAAAACTGATATAGAGTTTAGTTTTCATGATTGGAATTTCCTTTTATTAAAAGATTAAAAATGCATGCATAGCCCTAGGAGAGCTTTATAGGCTCTCCTGGGGAATGTGCTGTTTAGAGTGATAAAGACCACGACAGTACAGCTATGCTGTAGCGTCGTGAGTCTAAAAGACCGCGACATAGCTGACGTAGTCAGCGTCGTGGTAAAGACCGCGACATGCGTACATGTCAATGATAAGTGCCTATTTCTAACTGGGATTTATCAAATAGGTTTGTCGTAATAACGCTCACCAATAGAGAGTGTACGGTCAGCAAATAGCTGTTTCTTACTCTCATGATAACGCATGTGTTTATCTATCTTCTCATTTGTCAGCCAAAAGAAGACAGGTGCCCTATCATCATTCTCTAGTTCTCGTAATCTACCTAGAGCTTGAATATTGGACTTCTCTGAACTAATAGCAGTAGTCAAGATAGCTACTTTGAGTTTCTTGATGTCTATACCCGTACCAGCTGAGAGTACTGTCGAAATACGGATATCTGGTTCCATGACATTAGCGAATGCATCTTCTTCTACATAACGCTCTACTGTCTTATCTGGATATTGTTCTTTGAAGTACTCTGTAATTACAGTAGCCATCTCAATAGAGTAGCAGAAGATAAGGAGTCTATCGCCTTCACGATAGTTGGCAATATATTCACCTTGTACAATATCGTTTATCATGTTTAGATAATTGTCAGTAAGAGTAGGTGATTTAAGTATCCATTGCTCGTAAGCACCATGAGAGTACTCTTTACGACCTGCCCAGCTAATCTTGGGTGTGAGATTGTCACGAGTCTTGTAGAGTACTCCTCTAGCCTCAATGTATTTCTTAGGCGGTGGTGCTTTGTATCTATCTATTACTGGATAAGCAATATTGTACATGCGCACAATGAAAGGTTGAGAGTCTATCAAGCTAGCCGAGAATGCACTAGCATGCCCTGTATTGGTGTAGAGGTCAGCTTTAAAATTTAAATGAAAATCTAGATGGACTTCATCAATGAAGCGTATACCTACACCTAGATGCTCGTACATTTCATCAGGTAAACAGGCATAGCCTTGCTCTAGAATAGCTGTACCATCTTTCTCGTAAGCTTTCAGATAGTTCTGATAAGTCTTATTAGATAGGATAATGATTTTAGGTACTTTATCAGGGTGATTTTTAGCTAGTGCTAATAAACCCATTAGTTGGGAAGAGCCTGATACAGAGATTATATCCTCTTTAGTAAGCTCGTAAGTCTTGTGTAAATCATCAAACCATTTATCCATGAATGCCGGACGTAATAAATAGAGTACACGTTTACCTATTTGGGCAGCTGCAAACATGGAGCATAATGACTTACCTACACCTGTAGAGAGCGTTACTAAATGATTAGCTTTTACCTTTTGGTGTAAGAGGTAGTCTAGTACTGGTAGTTGTACAGGACGTGGAGTCCAGCCTGGTTTGATGGTGTGCGTTACTTGCGGATTGATACTAGGCTCAAAACCCATCTCAATGATTTCTATTTTGTCTTCAGAGATAGCTTTACCTCTGAGTGTATCTAAGAATGACTCTAATAGCGTAATGTGAAAACGCCATTCTTTTCTGTCTTTAGTAGCAGCTGCAAATACCTTTACTGGTACTTGAGTATATCTGCCTTGCTGATAGACAGTACCCATTTGTACTAAGGGTATTGTAAACTGTCTACAGATTTCCTTTTGTGTATCGTCTTTTGGTTGTATCTTGAAAAAGTGTGAGTATTTGTAAATAGTGAACATGAATGTATTCTCCTAGTAAGCAGTCTATTTTCTAAATAAGCAAAAAGAAAATAGACTGCAGCTAGCGCTTACACTGCAGTCTATTCTTTAAATTATCAATAATCAGCTGACCTACCTGCTGCTATCATTTCCTCTGGTACTAAGAGCCAGTCAAATGGATGATCCGGCTTGTCTTCTACTAAGAAGTTCTCAGGTGCATTGAGTACTTTGACATGCTGTTCGTAGGACATAGCTGCTGCTACATTGCGATGGTACAATACAGTATCTGCTGTAGTAGGCATATATCCTGTCTGTACCTTAGGTATCGCATAGTTATACTTAGTATCATCTACTGTCAATACTGACAACAGAATCACTTCTAGTACAGCTAGATTTACCTTGTTACGACTATTTACTAAATCGAATAATCTAGTAATGATTTCTGTAGTAGTAGAAATCCGTCTACGTTTAATCTCTTTCATGTTAGACTCAATGATGTTTGCTACATCAGCTGCATAGTCAGCCATGTTGTGGTGTTTCAATGGCAATGTAGCAAAGTCTAGGCTAGTATCCCAGCCTTTTAAGTCTATCAAGAAATTACCTTTGTGGTCATGAGTCCAGCCTATTTTCTTAACATGTGCTAGAAAGTCGTGCGTAAAACTAGCTTTACGTCTCTGGATAGAGAGGTCTAGCGGATGTCTTACACGTGGAGTCACGTCCTTTTCATCAGGGCTAGTAGGTACACGAGTATAACACTCGATAAATACTTCTGCTAGCTCTGTAATGCGATTTACAGGTAGTTCTCTTACATCGGCTACATCAGCGATGTGCGAGAAGTAGCTACCGTCTTTCTTTTTGATTACTAGCACAGGCTCTAGCTTCATTAGGTCTTTAGCTATTCGATAGCCTTGACCATCAGAAGCTGGTCTGATAAATGCTAGGTCTTCTATTCTGATATTGACTGAATCTACCACAGCTGAATTATCCAAGTGTTTCACGGATAATACTGATTGGTTTACCGGCATAGCCATGGTAACAGTACAGATGTGTCCTAAATTAGTACCTTCCGGTACAGAGATAGATAATGCGCCAAAGCATGTGCTGCAAACACCATACGGGTCAGAATGTCTACAGTGTAATACTGAACGTAGTTTCACTCTAGTACCAATTAGGTGCGTATCATCTTTAGTCAATATCTTGAGGGTATTAGTAGTCTCGTCTAGGTAATACTTACCTGCTAATTGAGCTAGGTCACCTGAGTAGACTACCTTACCTTCTTCATTTCTCTCTTCTGGTTTAATAAACCATTCAAGATACTCTGTACTACCACAGTCTGTACCATGGTGTAGATTCCTCAATGTCATCGATACAATCTCTAGACGTCTTGAGAAATACACTGTAGTCTGTAGTGGACGCTTAGCAAATAACAATGACTTAGCACCTGAACGTGATTCAATCATGGAGTCGTAGAAGCTACGTAGGCCTTCAGCAAAACCTCTGAGAATAGGCTTAGGAAAGATATGCGAATCCATGTCTGTCACATAACCGCAAGGCCCAATACATTTGGCTACTTGTCCTGCTGACAAGATGTCAGCTCTAACGCCTTGAGCAATGCGGTTATTGTCTAATACTGGACTCTCCATTAATGTAGCTAGCACTTTCTTCTGTGCATCAATCACACCTTGTGGTGTCTCTACGATATTCGCTTTAATCTCGATTATATCTTTATTATCCAGCACCTCTTTAAAATCAATAATGTCTAAACTACTTACCCAAGGTAAGGAATGAATAGAGTAGTAGTTGTAGATATTGTTATTAACTTCGTAAATCTCACGCATGAGTGTTTCACGTGAGAAGCCTGGTTCTTTCAAGTAGTAAGCAGCAATGATTTCCTTGAAATGCTCTGAGTAGCATTTATTAGTAGTCTTGCTATTAAACTTACTCTTTTTCAGATGTGCTGAAAGATGCATCTTACTGGTAAATACAGTCTTGGGATACTTACGTAGCAAGTCCCAGATATGACTAGAATAAAGTGTCTGAGCTGCATTAGTCTGCAGCTCTACACCGTCTTCAAATGCTATCTTAAATTCACCTGTAAGAGCTTCTGATAGCTCTTGAGTAGAGTACTGTAAGAGTTGTCTAGCTTGAATAGTCAGCATGATTTATTACTCCGGTTTAGTAAGGGTATCTACAGGTTTATATCGGAAGGAATAGCCTGAGCAATAAGCTAGGTGTTTAGCAATCTGTAAAGGCTTGCAATAACCTAATGGGAATCGTTTACGGTCTACTACCTCTTCGATATTAGTAGGCTGGGGTGCTGCTAAGATATTGCGTACAATCTCTTTGTGCACTTCAGGGTTGTTATTCCTATCGATTAGTTCAGCCGCCACTACAGGTGATAGGTAAGAAGCAAAGTTTCGAATTTCTGCTTCACCTAGTGAACGTGTAGGCTGCTGCTTAGCAGGCGTATTGTTTTTATCCATAGCTGACAATGGAGCTAGGATACCGTGCTGTTGCACTCTACCTGATGATACAGCTGACCAATCCTTACCTGTTTTCTCCAATAACATGATATACATTTCGGCAATACGTACATTAGTCTTGGTTTGATGTACATTACCTTGCTTATCTTGGAAGTATACAGGACCGTAGGTAGGTGGAAACTCTTTCTGAATAGCTTCTACGTAGGACATGTACTCAGGTTCATTATCCGTAGGTAGATAAATGTAAATACCATTCTTCAATACGTACTCCATGTGTTGTTCACGTGGTGCCGTATATTCTTCAGTCATCATGCGGTACTGTCTAGGTGAGAGTATCTGATAATAGCGCATGAGTCGATTCCATGCTTCATCAAAGACAGCTCTGTCCGTTTGCTGTAAGATAGTAAAGAGATTGTGCTCATTACCTTGTACCTGCAGTCTACGTTTTAGTTCTACTACTAAATCTCTAGAAGCTGAATTAACAAATAGTTCGTATTTACGACCTAAATTCATGCGTGAGAATGTAGCATTACCATCAATAATCATTTCAGCTCTGACACCATTAGCATCGTAAGGCATCAAGTGGTCTGGGCGTACTGTACAGATAACACCTTTCCTTTGTGTTCCGTAGTAGTCGTTAATTACTACGCGCTCTATTAAAGAGCAGCTGCAGCTTTCACTGCAGAGCAGACTATATCTCCGCTGCTGCGCAAGCAGCAACGCTCTCCGTTTCTCGCACACTAGTGCAATACTGGGTGGTCTAATCCCGATTAGTCGTTGAACGTGTTTCCAGTATACTACTGGAAAATTCGCTGCGGATTGCCCATTGTAACATCCTTGTCTCTTTTACTGTACCTAGGTTAATTACTCCTAGCCGTCAACTACATTGCTGTGCTGACTTAGTGTACAAGGCTCTTAGGGTATTCCCGTCAATTAGAAGAGAAGCGCCGAGTATCAGTCCTTAGACATATCTCGACGGGCACTTAAACATCCATCATTATTTTAGTAATGACCAGATGTCTCGAACCCCCATTCGTATCAGTCAGTTTTCCGCCTATTCCTGGAATATGACAATACTCAATAGTAAACTCAATACGCCATTCATCTAGTGGTTTCTTGCGATAGAGCATCTCTATCTTGTCGTTTACCTTGTGTGTACGGAACTCGCCAATAATTGCAATAGCTTCCAATATCCAGCGATGTAATTCTGGTGTAAGCTTAAAATGCTCTTTGTGAGTCTTAGCTTTCTCACGATAAAACTGTACTAGCTCTGAATAGAACCTGCGTCTAGCTTTGTCGTATTTGAGTGGTTGTTCAGCCATTACTGCATCTGTACCACCACAGCTATTATTGACGTCATGATAGATACGGATGTCTACTACTCTACCACCTCTACCTGCTGCGTATACACATTCATCAAAGGTAATGTCTGGATAATTACAAGCTACAGCTGATTGTTCAATACCAGCTAACTCTTCATCGTACTCTCTAAGAGCCATTAACATACCAGCATGCTGACCTTTTGGATGTAAGTACTCACCGATATCAGGAAACGGTTTATAGATGTTTTCATCACCGTAAAGATTGATAGGAAACTTGTCTTTACCGTAAGAGACAGACCGTTTCTCGTAGGTACGATAACCGAATGCTTCTAGTGCTGACTCTGAGATTACAATAGCATCTTCTGCTACCTCAGGTATAGACATGAAAGCCACGTTGGTATTACGTCCGTAGCAGTAGGCACCGTCTTCTTTTACAGCATTAGAGTCCATGAAGACAGTACCTTCAGCTATGTATTCACCTTCTCTGAGCTTAGACATACCAGCCATGGGCTTATAAGCAAAACCGTAGTAGTGATAATGATAGTGGTAGTCGGTAATCTCTACACAACCGTATTCACCGTTTTCATTCTCGTAAATCATGAGAGTAAGTGGTGAATGCGGGATGTTGTCGTAACCCATTGTAGTAGGGTAGAGCTTGAGTACTTTTACTACACGTCCATTTTCAGGCATCTTGATATTGAAAGTGTATTTACCATACTCACGTTCCATGCCTGTTTGTACACGACGTTCAGTAGGTGCAGCTATAGAGAGGGTCTGCCCTAGGTGCCCTGCAAACATGTATTTACGACCTGATGAGTTTGCACCATCCCATGGGTTGAGACAGGACAGAGACATCAGTTCTGGATGTATCTGGTTAGGGTTGTTCTGTGGGTTATTCATTGCTTTATTCCTTTAATTGGGTAAATGGAAAAAGTATATAGTCCGTATAGACTACAATAGTCTGTAATGACTACAAGGTAATAATAAGTGACTGTAATACAGTAGTGTCTCTATGACTTTATTTTGACAGGAGACTGGATTGTGGATATTGCTTTGATGATGGATAGACTAGAGTCTACTAACTATTACGATGCTGGTTTCAGACAAGTAATAGAAGACCATTTAGGTGCTATTAAAAATGGTAGTACTGAAATGATTGTTACTCCGCATGCACAAGCCAAGTATGACGGTAATCTCTACGGATTACTAGCTGAATTTAGCAGCATGAGTATTGATTACTTTTGGATAGTGATGCGTTGTAATGACTTTGTCTCTCCTAGGGATTACCGCTTAGGCATGAGTGTACTGCTAGTACCTAATGAGGATTATATCCGTACGCTCTACAACACTTACATTACGTTTAAGAAATAGGCAAAAGAAAAGAGGAGTAGCATTTAGCTACTCCTCTGACTATGCCGTTTTAATCGGAGATTAAAACAGCTCTGAGGGTAGGGTCTTGTACCCTACCCTCTATGCCGTGCAAATATAAGTCTTGCTTAGCATAGCTAGTTTGCTCTACCCTCTAATTGGATAACCGTATTCACCAATTACCTGACCCATTGCATTAACAGGACGACCTTGGTGATTATAGCCTACGATAGCATTACCAGCTGGCATTGCTTGTGCTGCACTGAGTGCTGCTGGGTTGTTAGCAGCAATCATGCTGAATACACTATTAGGAGCAGCATGAGCTACTGGCTGTGATGCTACTACAGGTTGTGGTTGTACCGGTTGCTGTGCTTGTACTGGCATCCACACTACCTGTCCATTTTGTACCATCTGTACACAGGGTACACCATTAATCATGGTTACTGGCTGCGTAGGTTGCGCTGGTTGTGGAGCTGGTTGTACTGCTTGAGCCTGTTGTACGGGTACCCACACCCATTGACCGTTCTGATTGACTTGTACGCAAGGTACACCGTTAATCATTGTAACCTGTTGCGCAGGTTGTGTCATAGGCTGCTGTACTACTGGTGCGGCAGCTACAGGAGCAGTAGTTACAATAGGTCTGCCGTAGATGTCTACCTGTTGTGGGACTACAGGTTGTTTTACAGTCCAGCGTTCACGTGGCGGTTCGGTAATGCTCATGGTTTTGCTTTCTTTAGTTTCAGTAGACTCTGTAACAGCTTCTGTAGCAGCTACAGGCTCGTCAAAGTCTTTGAGTGGTTTATTAAATGCTGAGACTTTATTAGCCTTAGCCTTTTTCTCTGCTACTGTATCACCTGTAGCTGTAGTGAGGTCGTCTTCATTAGTCACGCTAGGAATAGTGCGAATCTCTATTGCATAGTCGCTAGCGTTCTTAATGTGTTTGTACCAATCAGTACGGAAGTGAAATGCATTGTACTCGTCAGTACCTTTTTCAAAGAAGAGTGATACTACTTTGTTGAGGTCTTTGACTAGCTTGTAGACAGAGAGCATCAGTGCTTCTACAGTAGGTGCCGTAGTAGTATTGACACCTACTGAATACGCATCTTCATCTGTCTCATTAGCACGTGGTAAAATAGCTTCTAAGAGTGCAATAGCATTGACTACGTCTTGCTTACGCAGCTTGGTGTGTTGTACTGTGTACTTACCTGACTCTAGTGCTGCTTTCAGCTCATTGAGTAATGGGAAATCCACAATACAACCACGGATGTGCTTATTACCATTTAATACTGCTGAACGCTTAATAGAGAGGCGTACAAAGTTAGTAGAAGCATCAGCAATATCCATGTTACTGATAAGTTTGACGATGTTAAGCTCTGTTTTATCATCAGACTTGTCTACACCTGTGATGTAATGTGTCTGTGAATGGTCAAGCTTAGCTTGTAGTTCAGTAGAAGATGCAATATGTGCTAGCTGACCTAAGAGAGCTGCTACAGTCAAGTTAATCCGCATGTTAAGTGCAGTACGGAAACGCGACATGGCTGTAGTCTCGCCTTTCATGATGTTTTCAGCCATTGGGTGGAACATGACACGATTGCTAAAGTCACCTACCATTTGTTGTTGACGTGTAGGAATCACTAGACGCTTACCACTGATAAGAGTAGGTTCTTCCTTACCAGTTAGTACAGTAGAGACAGCACCATCTTCAGAGACAGTAAAACCTGCTGTCTGTAAGAGTGCTTCGTAGAGTTGTAAAAGCTTCATGATGAAAAGTCCTTATTTAGAAAGTGTTTAAAAGCCTGTATTATCCTGTACTACAAAGCTGTGTTGCTCTGTAGGCATGGATACAGGTTGCCAGTTCTGTTGAGGTACAGACAAACCTGAAGCGGTATCAGCTGCAATAATACCTTCTTGATACATATCCCCTACACCTAAGTTAGAGAGCAAGGTATTAAACTGCTGACTAATATCGTAGACACGATTATTATTCATCGTAGTCACAGGTGTGAGCGTAGCATCAGCAAAGCTTGGCATGCAGTAGTCAATGAACGGTCCGCCATTTACTGATATGCGGAATACGGATTCACCCATTAAGTCTACCGTAGCTACAAATGAGTATTGCATTTGATTATTGTAGCTAATGTCACGTACTACAATGTGGTCAATATTAGTAATCAGAGTACGAGCTGGTACAGTCAAGTTTTGATTAGCAAAAGACTTGATGTCTTGTAACGTAGTCTCTGGAATACCATTGACAGTGGAGTTATGCGATACGATAATAGCTTTCACTAAACCTAAATCCATCATCAGTGAAGGGATGGATTGTGAGAGAATAGTAGCGTATTGTGTCTCGATAGTCACATCACCCCAATCAGCAGTTTGACCGATTTGGTGTACAGTAGCTCGCTCAGCTGGTTTCAAGTGAATGATTTTCTTAACATGAGTCACATTAGGGTCAATGTTCATCAAGTCACGAATAGTAAATGCTGAAGTCTGTGTACCTGCTAATGAGCGTAGCTTAGACAAGAATGCATCTTGAATAATAGCATCATCACGCACATAACCCATGGCTGAGTTAGAGATGTCATCTACCGTGCCCATCATGTCATTGTTAGCTGCTAGAAAACCATTAATCATGGTACTAGTATAAGTAGCACCTAGATTGTTCTTACGTCTAGAGAGTACTGGCTCATTGCTAGTCATGATACGTGCATCAATCAAATTACTACCTGATAGGTTCAATGACTCACGCTCTAGACTAGTAGACATTACTTGGAAGAGGTCTTGTGGTCTGAGGTGGAAGCTAGGTGCTGTATTGTAGATGTTGTTTCTACCTGGCTGCCAGTTGTTATCATCTAGTACTTGAGATGAACCTGTTACAGTACGTGTCTGTGATAGGCCATTAGCTGTAGCAATTACACTAGTACGTAGAGTAGAGATGCTGTTTACAAAGAAACGCATTTGCTCATCAATAGCGTTAGTCTGTGTACTAATACCATCGTATTCAGTATAACCTAAGATGTTTTCCTGGTGTAGTAAGTCGTACTTCTCGTACTCTACTTGTAGGAAGAAACGAAAGCGTTTTTGACTCCAGCCATTGGGAATAATGATTTGTGACTCTGGTGCTACTTCAGGACGGAAGAATTGACTACTAATACCAGCTAGGGTGGAGCTAGCAATAGTAGGTGCGTCCTGAATAGTGTTCTTGAGTAAGTCCATGGTATCAGCACGTACGTCCATGGTATACGGACGCAAGAACTGCTGGTTGTAAGTACCGGTCTCAATAATGACTAATTGAGTGATACGCATGTTTTTAGTTTTACCAGCATTAGAAAGCGGTTGTACGGGGTAGTTCATCTTTTAGCCTTTCATTAATGTCTACCAGAAAACGAGCTAGTTCTACTTTGAGGTCAGTCTGTTGGCGATACAGACCGTCTTGCTCGAGATAAGGTAGATGGGTGAGTAAGTGGGGTGGGAGTAGAGTAATCCAGTCATTACGACAGAAATACTTGAAGAAGATGTCCAAGATGTTAGCACCCATTTTCACTTGACGTTTAGCTTGTTTGCCTGTGAGCCGTCTAGTGTAAGGGTAAAACGACTCTAAGCGTTCCATCAATTCGTTGGATACTTTCATTGGTTCATCTGGTGTAATATAGCCTGTTTCAGCTGGTGCTGGATAAGCTAGTACTAATAATGCTAATTGCTGAAAACCTCTTTGCCAAAGCACTGCTGAGGTAATAGCTAATGCATTTAGTAGATACATCTTCTCTAGTCTAGGAAAGAACCTAGCATGGATACTGGTAGAAAGTGTATATTGGGCTACTAATACCTGTCCATCTGAAATGATGTAAGGCATCAGCTGACTAGCTGCTTCTAGAAAGTGCTGTAGTAATGTAGGGTCTAGGTCAGGCTGTACGCTTTGACCTACAGCTAAGCATTGCTCCTGTGCTGTTAGTAGATGTTCGATTACAGCTACTCTACCTACAGGCAAATCAATCTTAGACTTGTAGCTCTCTAGGATTGATAGCTTACCTTCTTCACCACCAGAGTCATTCTCTAACACTTTGTTATTGAGTCTGCCTTTAAACGAACTAGGTCCGTTATTAATCTTAGTACCTAGATACGAATAGACAGCTTTGATTAGGTTGGTATCAGGCTTACGCATAGCTAAGTCTGAGAATACTAAACGTCTTAGCATGGCTACGCTTAATAACCAATCAGGATATTGGCTACTACCGATACCTGCTACAATAGCTGGTGCAATAATACCTTCACCTTTCTCAATAATGGCAGCTTCTAGATTACCGTCTACAAATTCTTTCAGCCTAAGAAATGGTCTAGACTCTTTTACCCAAGTGTTCATCAGCATCTGATAAGCATTGTACTCTTTCCAGACTGTACCTACTTCATTCTCTACGTATCTGATATACTCACCCCAGACTATGCCTAGTGGTCTAATACAGAGCGCTAGGATAATCAATTGACGATAATCCTCTTTTACATAAGTGCGCTCACGTGTACCGATTAAGTCACTAGTAGTAGGGTCAAATACATCAATGATATCTGCCGGTATAGGCATGTGAATGTTGTTGCGAATAAAGAAGTCCATGTCTTCGAATGAATGCAACTCCATCAAGAGAATGGCCTGCTGTGTGAATACTGCTTGTAACTCATCGAAACTCAATCTATCATCCAATGCTTGACGCATGGCTTTAAAGCAATTGAAGATAGCTGTCTGCTTATCAGGTCTAGCTGCACGCCAGTAACGATTGAGCTCAGCTAATGGGTCAATGAGTATCGGTGACTGGTCAGTACCGAAGTTATCACCGTTTACATTTTCAAAGAAGCTAATGTCAAAAGTGATAGTCTCTTCATTGTGGCTGAGTTCAATATCTGCTACAGGAGCTCTGATTAATTGTCCTTGCATTTGTATTGTCCTTAAATTAAATGTGTTTGCAAACGCATCGTTTACACAATGCAAAAATATAATGTGTGTGTAAAAAAGAATAGAGTTAGACTATACGAGGCATACCTAGAGGAGTAGCTAAATGCTACTCCTCTGTCTATGCCGTGTGTTTTAATTAGAAAACGTCATCAAAGTCTTGTGCTTGACTTGATGATTGGTTTGAGTTGTTATTACTGTTTCCTCCATTGTTGCTAGGTTCTTCAGGTTCGTACATTTTAACCAGCAATACAGGTACTACATGTTCAATAGCCCAAAGGTAGCTCTGAGCTGCTAGCTTAGAATGTTCAGCATCAGATAGTGGGCTACCGTCACGATTTACGTACTTACGTAAGCGGTTGTTAGAGAAGTAGAACTTGATGTTGGGACGTCCTTGTTTAGTGCTAGCTAAGGCAATCCAGACTTTACCATCAGCGTCTTTACCCATTAAGAGTTTAGTAGATACATACTCACCGTCAGGCTTTTTGTTAGTCCATTTGGTAACGTAAATATCCATGATGGGTGCTTTATACTCAGTACCATCTGGTTGAGAGATGGTATTGCGTAGTGTCTGTGCAAACATGCCAATAGACAAGAAGTCTAATGAAGCTTTGATTGATTTATCGGCATCAGATACGACATTAGTCCAGACAGTAATGTCAAGACAAGCTGGGTCGTTCTTACGTCCAGTGACAAAGTTGAAGACCATGTTAGCCCATTTATCGTCTGAGTTTTTAGCATAGAGCTGGAGTGGTTTAATAGAGAGTGCAGTTTTCTCAGTACTGCGGTTTGGGTAGTTAGCCATTTTGTAATCTCCTGCAGGGATGATTGGTTAAAAGAAAGAAGGTGTAATACTGCTACGCTTCTATTAGATAAGCTCTAGTGGTAAGCGTATAAGCTTAAATATATTACACCTAGTGAGTAAACAGATACTAGAGTTGTAGATAGAGAGTCTTCTCCATTGGGTTGAGTAGTGAGTCTAATGAGTATTTTACCTTATCGTCAGTAGTCAGATATGTCCAATTATAACGCTTAGCTAACGCTAATAGGTCTTCTCTGAATTTCTGATTCATGGGTGAAAATGACTCTTTATCACCGAAAATTTGTAGGAACTTCTCAGTAAAAGGTATACGATTGATGCCTTCTGTCTTATTACCATTGAAATACTTAGTGTACCAGAGAGAACGGTCTTTGATTACGCCTGTATGTGACTCTAATAGAAGTAAAGACTTAAACTCTGTGTAGACTAAGAGGTCAATGGGAAAGTGTGTCAGGATAATACCTCTGAGATTCTTCTCTTTGACTTTAATCTTAAGTTTGAAATGCTCTACCGTATACTGAGTAGTAGGATTAAGCTTGAAATGTCCCAAGACAGCAGCTATAGCTTTTACAGACATGCCCTCGTACTGTGCTTGTAGCTTAGTGTGCTGCTTACGTATAAGGGCATGTCGGTATTTAGTCAAGTCCATATCGGAAGCGTAGTAGACTACCCTTACAGGGGCTACTAGTTCAGCTATAGTAGCCATCTCTGAATAGAGTGCTTCTTCTACTTCATGCGCATATAGCTGGTGTCTTTGTGGTGTAGGTACTGCACCATGTATGTTTCTGACTAGGGTACGCAGATTGATGTAGAGTACATCTGTATCCTGTAGTGGTGGTACCTTGTGCTTGATTTCGTCGTGGGTATTAGTCAAGCTCTCTATAGCTAGGGAGGTAGCTATAGAGAGTGGATACTTACCTAATGCTCTGTTGTGTATTTCAGACATGATTTAATGTCTCCTGTAATAACTGACTAGCTAGAGCTGTATCTACTTCTTCGTATTGCTCAGATAACTCTTGCATTAGTTTGTCATGTAGACTGTCTCTATTTAGCACTATTGCTGTATACTGGTGTGATAGTACATCAGATACAGTAACTGTATTAGGTCTGTCTTCTTTGTCTACCTTAGATTTAGACCAGATTACATCTGAATAAGTACGAGTGAGTTCTGATAGATGCTCTGCTATTGGGTGGTTTTCTGGATAGCGCAGTCTTACTTTAGCGTACTGTGGTAATGACTTAATAGTGTCGTCTATGCGTAAGAGTGCTTCTTCTATTGTTAGATTAGTCAAGTCTAATGTGACATATCTTTCAGCTTCTGTGTTTTCAATAAAGACTGTATTGACCTTACCCTTTGGTGTAATAGTAAAGCGTATATAGCCTTTAGGTTCTTCTTCATTGTGACGTAGCCTATCGAAGCTACCTGGTACAATTACTTTACCATTACGCTTGTGTACGTGATCATGTCCTATTACGATTAAATAATTAACAAATGACTCGTATTCAGCTTGACTGTGTAAAGGTAGTCTGTCCTGTAGATGTGAAGGTACCTGAAACTCAAACATACCGTGCATGATAGATAGGTCTACTGATTGTAAACCTTTAGTGGCTAGTAATTCTTTTACTTCAGCTAAGGTAACAGCAGTAGATTCATCCCATTCATCTGGTACGTAGAGTACGTACAGATTATGCGATTCTTCGTGGTCTATTGCTAGCTTATCGTAATAGCGTACGTCAGCATTGATTTGATTGTCATGATTGATTTGCATGAATAGGTAGTTCTGCTTCCAGTCATGACTAGGTGTACCTTCTAGTACTCTGAGTTTTATATCGTGTAATTTACAGAACTGTAATAACCACGCTATAAAGGATTGTATCAGTTTAGTACCGTCTTCAGGTAGAGTCAGTAAATGGTCAAAGAAGTCACCTGGTATAAAGATAAAGTCAGGTTTATCCTCTAAGAGTGAATTTACATGCTCTTTGAGTCTGGTAATAATGTTAGCTGTAGGAGTAGTCTTGTGTCCAGTATGTACATCAGAAAACGCTACAGCTTTTAAGACTTTAGACAGCATAATGCTAAGCCCAGTCAAAGTCTACATTAGGGTCATCAGTAAAGCTAGTGTCTTTACTGTTAGTAGTACTAGATTCTGTAGTCTCAGTAGGCTTAGCCAGCTTAGTATTATCGCCAGTACGTAAGTACTCCATTACACCATCCACATCCGGAAAAGGAATAGGTCTACCGTAATACTCGTAGATACGATTCCATCTCTCAGCGTATGCGATAGTCTTTTGCTCTACACCTACAGCTTGTAGTCTATCTTTAATCTCTTCAATCAAAATACGGTCAGCTTGATTAGGTGCTCTGTCTCTTAGTGAAGCTACTACGTGCCAAACATGTAACAAACGATGCTCTTTACCAGTCTCATCACGATGCAAACCCATGGGGTCAGTAATACGTAGTACGTCTCTGTCAAAATACGGAGGTACCTCCATGATTACATTACCCGCATCATCTACAATGTCTACTGCTTGAAATACATTACCTGATATACTCAACCAATGTGTAATATTGACAGTAGGATACTTTCTATTCTCATCACCAGCAAACCAAGGTAAGAATACTTCTCGAAACATGAGATAATGTACTTTAGGTTTAGCTTCTTGCTCGGCTTTAGCCATAGCTGCTTGAAACTCGGGCATCATCTCTTCAAATGCTAGATAAGCTTCATTAGCTGATTGCTGTGCTAATAGCTCAGCCTGCTCTTGTACAGGCATTTTTTCAAATTCTGCACTCATTGTTTACTCCCGTAATTTACTTCATCTACTACTACTTTAAATACACTATCTACTTCTCTGAACTGACGTACTACATTAGTCAATGTATTATCATCACCTTTAATGGTAATAGAGATGCGTATATCAGCTCTACCTGTTATGCGATATACATCTGGATTATCAATCTGTACATTAATGACTACTGTATCGAAGTGGTCATTAAAGTCTACTAATAGAGCTTCTTGTAAAGCTTCACAAAAGCCATCAGGGTCATTTGAATGCTCAGCTAGAATAGACTGTACACTCTTGACACGTCTACGCATTAACCAAGACTGACTAGGCATAGCCTCAAAGAAGTTAGCTAAAATAAAATCTACTTTCTCAGATACATTGTCTTTAATCCAACCACGTACTGTAAAAGTAGCTACTGGTCTAGGGTCACTCATGTATACACTCCTTCGTTTAAAAGAAAAAATAAGATAATTGCTCAGATTACGATACGCGGCATAATTCGCATTGACAAGCAATGCTCATTGAGCCTGGACCTTACAGGTCCGGCATTACTCGTCTAGACAAGCTAGACTCGTAGCGCTAAGCGTATCTTCGATACGCGCAGCATAGGCAGAGCAGGTACTATAAAAGTACCTGCTCCATTCACGGTCTATTATAATCTGCTACCCATAGCTTGCTACAGGTAGCCACCTACAGGACTAGTCGGGTCTACTGTACCTGCTTTGATGATAGCTTTCATAGCGTCCCAAGTAGACAAGATATCCACTTGTTCATCTATTTCTAGCTGTGGCTCATCCTCAGCTAATTCAGCTTCCAGCATGTAATGCGGTACCTCATAGCCAGCTAACTCACCATCTTCATCATACACGAATTCCAGTATACCGTCTTTCACCATGCGGTAGTCTTTGTGCGTATCACCTATATCTTCACCATGTACATTCTGATATACATCAGCATAACCATCTAGCTGCTGTTTAAGATACATAGCTCGTACAGTAGGCTCAGCCATAATCCAGCGCTGCATAACTAAGCCAGCTTGCTGCATCTCCTCAGCCTGATACATGTGCCGTACTACCTCATGCAGCGTATTGTCCTCTACCTGTCCTAGCATAGAGCGTATACGCATCTGAGCCTCTGGCGATACATACCTGTCATACGCACTCTGCGCTGTAGTCAGAAACAAGTCTTTAGCTTGTCCTACTAGATTAGCAGCACTCTGTGTCAGCTGTTGATACTGCTGAGTCAGAAAGTTTAGTGTACCAGGATGTGCCTGCCCAAAGACCATAGCGTCAAAGGCATCTACTCCTCCAAACATATCTCTACCTCCTATCAGGCTGGTAGAATGATTTTAGGAGCATTATTAGCTACTGCTTCAAAATTACCTTTAGTCAACTGCTGTAACTGCTGACGAATGCCGTATACAGACAGATATACAGATTGCATAGTACCACGACGTAACAACTCAATATCATCAGCTGAAAGTCCTGATAAAGGTGTGTGTACTAGCTCCTCTTCAGCTTTAGCAATGAGAATAGACAAGTCATTAATCACATCCTCAAATTGCTTAAAGTACTGACTAGCTACAGGATGTGAATACTCATCAGGATGAGCAATCTTGTACTTATTAAAATCTTCGACGAGCTGGTCTGTGTCTTTCTTAGCCTGCTCTTCGAGTGTCTCTAAGGCAATAGTCATCAAAGCCTGAGAGACGAAAAACTCTTGTGGTATACCAAAGGCTTGAATGGCCTCTACCATGCCCGGAGTACTCTCCAGACGTTTTAATGTTTCTTCAATCAAGATAGTCATTTTAATTTACCTTTCATTGGGTAAGGTTTAGGGAAAAGGGTATTAGATTGTCTAGATGCATTAATGAAACATCGTCTGCATCTTCACTAATTTGCTAGGGTCTGCCTGATTATGCTCAGGGTCATGCATGTAGTTAGACAGTGTAGCAATAGTGGGTTTAGGAATCCACACGTGACTAGATACTTCAAATGGCGCATTTAAAGTAAAGCCATTAATGTGCGGTGCAAGCTTCAACGCTGCGCGCGTCATCTTGTTATCCAGAGTCATTGAACTACTCATTTGATCACCATCTTGTCTATAACAATACATGAAATCAATGACCTCATGTATTGAGCATAACTAAGTATGCTTCTGCAGGACTATATCTTCATCAACAGCATTACCTGTATTGCTCTGTACAGCTTGTGACTGTACGTACGAGTGCTAGTGCTAGTAGCAATGCCTCCTGTTTCGAGGGTGTCTCACGACATTACCCTAATGGTTAGCTAAACCAATAGTCTCTGAACGTTTATCCACTGAACTATTTTAATCAATGGATACTTCGCTGCGGATTAACAAAGATTACAATGTTTTCACTATTCTGAATTGGATCATTACCCTATCAGTATTTATCTCTATTACTAGGATAAAGTAGTAATTGTAATCGATAATGTACTTCCCGCAATTAAGGAGGTTTTAGGACTCCAATGGTAGTATTATTTCACCTGTTTTTAGCTTCTCGATAGTAAAGGTAAAACCATTACGTTTTCTATTCGGTACTCTTTTCTCAGATACAGCTCTAAGGGTACGTTGTTGTACATCTGCGTACTCTGCTGCTGAGGCTAGATTAGTAAATATCTTGGTAGTACCATTATCGTGTTTTACAGTAATCTTGATTTGTGGTTTCTTCTTCTGGGAAGTAAGCACTTTATCAATCTCTTCTTGCGTAGGTTCTCTCCATTTGGTGAGTGGTTCTACTTGGAAGAGTAGTCCTGGATAAAAGAGTCTTTGATCGCTGCCTATGCGATGGTATAATGTTTTGTAATGTATACCTAGCTGAGCAGCTGCTCCTTTAATAGAGGCGTACATCTTTACCTCTCCAGTAATGACATTTTTACTGTAAACAGGAATAGGGGTATCTTCTTCCATTACCATTGTTTTGGTACCATGACTAGAAGTAGTCAACCATTGTAAGTTTTCGATTCTATTATCTAGCTTATCATGGTTGATGTGGTCTACTACTAGATTTTCTACAGGTTCGTCTACAGGTAAATAAGTCATGGCTAATAAGCGATGTAGTGCTATTAGTTGCTTATTACCTCTATCTGATACTAGGCGTATTTTGAGATAGCCTGAGTCCATGTAGAATGGTCTAGCTATTCCGTTTAAAGAATCTACTAGGAGATTATCTTTAGTAAGAGAATAGCGTGAGTAATGTGGAATAATGTAGGTACCTTTAAGACGGTCAGACTCTATTGGTAGGTGTTTAGCCTTCCAGTACAGGTTAGAGGGATGTACATTGCTAGCATTTTTATCCCTGAAACCTACGGTAAAGTCTTTCCAGTTTGGTAGTGGCGCCATCAGTGGTTTGAAGGTGTATATCACTAGCTCTGCTATTGAGTAGTGACGCTTACCATCAAACCAATCCAGCAGTAGTGTGTCTGCAGGGTTGTCAGATAGCACCTCACCAGTAGTTTTAGATACCACCCTACCTTTGGTATTTACGAGAATAGAAGGGTCTGCAAATGGTACAGTAAGCTCGGTGGCTTCTGTAATGTATTCAGGTTTCATGATTTGAATCCTTTACTAAAAATGTTAATGACAATGCCGAACAGGCATAACGTCATCTGCTTTAGTAAAGGTAAATCGTTAATGTATTTTAAAGTCCAAGTTAAACGGTGTTACTGCTAAGATTGACGTGGACACCGTATCATCCGTTACGTCAGTCTTGACTCTGGTAGCAAAGAGTAGCTCTGTACTACCAGGACCCATTACTGGGTTGCGGGTATGGATTACACCTATTCCACCGAAAGGTGATTGGGCGATTAGCTCTTTGAATAGTTCATCTAAGAGAGGATGATATTCTAGAGCATAGGTGTTGAGAAAGTTGGTAGCTTTTACCTCTGAGAAGCCACGCTTAAATAGCTTGTTCATCAGATGTATTTCTAATAGAGATACTGCCAGACCCCATGGCAGATATATCTCATTGTAGCGATGCGGCTCTGTAATGGATGAAATCACGGCACGAGACGCCCAGTGCGAGCGTGTACCGAATATGTGTTTACGCCAGATACCTTCCTTCTTAGAGTTGATGCGTATATTAGCGTCGTAGTACTCTGTGAGTAGGTCTAAGGCTTTGACTAGTCTACGCTCTTTAGTAGCTTGTGAGGCTGTAGAGGTAGGTAGGTCTATACCGGTGAGTGTACGTGCTGCATCTACTACTGCATCCATTAGAGGGTCACGGTACCGTCCTGAATCATTTTCCTCAATTACCATGAGACTACGGTTAGGTAGTGGTAGGTAATGGGTGAAGATTTCATTACGGAAACGTGCTAGTACGTCTAGTAGTGGCTGATAATCAGCTACTGACTTGCCTGAGCGTCTGGTGTGAGGTGATTCGATTAGTTTAGAGATGATGAAATCGAAGTTCTGGACGAAGTAGTTCCAGCCTCTACCTGTAATGCCTTGGTCTTGTATCTTGCTGATAGTGTCATGTGCTTTGGCTACTGCTTTAGCAGCTGGCTTATAGCTAGTATCAGCAATATAACGAATCACTTCAAAGTTGTTACGATTGAAGTAATCGTTTAGTAAATACCAGACTTTGGGATTAATGAAAGGTGCTACGCCTTTAGGTGCTCTGAGCCAGACAATTGGTTGGATATTCTGCTCCATGCGTCTGACTACCTTAGTACCACAGTTGGGACAGACTGCGTCTATGAGGTAGGCTTTCTTGAGTCGTGTACATTCACACGACGGTATATTGGTGTAAATATCACCAGCTACATTGTAGAGCAGGTTGTTGATTTCTTTCTTCTGTTTCTCAGAAGAATCATCTAGGTCATTCATGACTATCACAGTGGATGAAGCTGCTTGCATGAAGCCCTGCTCTAGGTTCTCTAGTTTGAGTGAACTACCCATTTAGTACTCCTATTTGAGAGGTGGTTGAAGAAAAGTAAATACTATTAATCAAAGTATCTACTGCTATTGTAGTAGTATAATGTAAGTCTGTAAAAATATAATATTGCAGACAAAAAATAAGTGCGGCATAAACCCAGGGTAGCTTTATAGGCTACCCTGGAGAGTATGCTGCGTTTATACTACTTTAACTAACTTAGCCTGGGCTATCAACCTTGGTAGAATGTAGCACCATTCACATAGCCAGTGAAGTGGCTAGGACTAGCGCTGAACACTGTACCGGCATTGTTAGACTGATACAGACCAGTCATCATAGGCTGCATTACAAATGGTGCTGAGGCAAAGCCTGCTACGGCACGTACGTCAGTAGTAGCTTCAGTGTAAGGCAGCTCAGGAGACATGGTCATGCCACATGCTTTAGCAGCTTCTTTCAACGCGTACAAGAATTCACCTGAGAATACTACACGACGCATGTATTGCGTATAAGTAGGTGAAAGATTGTCAATGATTTGTTTGCGTTTTTGCATCCGAATCAATTGAGGTACTTGCATTTTGTTGTAAGAGTCAGACCAAGCACGTACTACGTTCATGTCGCTATCGCCAAACATGTTGAGCACAGTCAGGTAGTCTACGTCACGGATATCAGCTTTCTCACGGTCTTCGTCAAGGTAGTAACCGGCATGGATGCGACCACCCCAGTCTTCTACGATTTTAGAGCCTTCTTTGAAGTATTTGCTGAAGTGACCGTTGAGCAGGTTGTCGGCAGCATCTTTGATTTGCTGAATAGCTGCTTGGTTACCATTAGCTGCTGCTACGAGTACAGAGTACTGCCAAGTAGCACTACCACATTCAGGTACATCCATCGCCATCACAGGGCCTTTACAAACCGTTTCCATCCATGCTTTGTGTACACCCATGGTGTAGGTTTCTTTGTCGATGTCTTTGGTACGCTCTGGTTTCTCGTTAGGGTTGGTCTCGGCTGAGATATCAAAACCGATAGCTGAGATATCGTTGAGCTGGCGTTTTTGTTTGCCTTTAGCTACGCCCTTACGTGGGTAGTTACCGAAAGTCCAGTTGTTGTTTTCCAACAAGAGGGCGGGACCTAAGAGACCCATCAGTTGAGCTTCCATGGATTGCAGGTTGTAGCTTTGTACACTAGTCAGTACAAACACAGGTACGTACATTTTGGGTACAGGAGGTTGGGTTTGTACAGCTACCAATTGACCATTGATGTTTTGGTAAGTAGTAGCCGGCATAGGTTGACCAGGCTCTTTAGCCCAAGCGAAATCGATGTAACCACAAGCACGAGACATGGGTGATGATACAGAGCGGTTGAGAGACTGTGTATCGTCTTTCTTGCGGCTACGTGCTACCAAGTCTACCAAGATATCGGCACGTACAGGCAAACCATCTACACCTGTCACACGGTCAAAGTTGCGACGTGCTACTACAGCTAAGTAGGCGTCTTTACGAGCTGCTGCAATGTTGAGACGTTTAGCATTATAGCGGAAGTCTACGATTTGACGGATAGCTGCAGTACCTGAGCAGTAGATAGCCCAGAGGTGATTTTTAGACTTCACATCGAATGAAGCTGGAATCACTTCAGCTGAGGTTTCCAGTACTGGTGAGTTAGGATAACGCAGTTTGATTTCGCGCAATACCAAGTCACGTACCACAGCGTCATAGGCGTCAGAAGCCAAAGGCATGATTTCCACATTCTCATGGTCTACTACTTTAGTGGTAATCTCCAGAGGAGTACCTGTAGCTTCTACCAAGTAGAAGTGGTAAGCAACAGGGGCTTCTTGCAGTGCTGTAATACGAGCTGCTAGTACTACTACAGAGTAGCAGAGGTCTTGGTAGTTGTTGTTATCCAGGACGAATGTCTCGATTTCCCAGCCTTTAGGTGGTGTGGCAGAGAAGCCTTCGAATGCTTCACGAATAGCAGTTACAATCTCAGATGAAGGATTGGTATCCAAGGTGAAGTCAGATACAGCACCCAGGTTCAACCAAGAGAATGTACCGTCAGAGTGTTGTTGAATGCCAGGAGCACCACCCGCACCCAAAGGTGCTGATTGACCCACAGTAGTGGCATTAGAGAGGTTTGGCTGATTTACGCCGTTGTTTGTTGAAATGGCCATTTCTTTATTCCTTAAAGTTAGGTTAATGAATAAGACTAGAGTAAGAGGCCTCTTAACACTAATCCATTTACGAACGATGATACTATTACTAGCACACCAAGTAGATAATAAGGGATTGTAAAAAGTTGGAATACGTCCCTGTACTAATGTGCTATAGCTAGTGTACGCCACTGTACACTAGCTTAATAGCTAGTGTACGCAACATACTCCTAATACCTCTAGCCGAAGCTAGAGGTTGTCAGCAGTATCTGCTATACAATAAGGGTAGTGCGGTATTCTGATACTAGATAGAATGTAGTCTGGGACTAGGATTACGATATGATTAATGTATATTGAGGATAGAAAAACATGTTTAGCTTGTTTGAATTAAAGAATGGGTTTGAGGTCACTACTCGTCTGTCTAATGATTGGTTAAACGTAAAGACTGGTTTGAAACTAGAACTAGAGAAAGTAATGCAATATTACAAGCAGCATGTATACGCAGTAGCTAGTGATCATCTCTTAGTACAACTACTAGGTAATATCAACATACCTACACATATCAGCTTAGAAAGATACATGTTGAATCTAGATGTAAGATGTAATGACTTGACTCGTGTATTTGGTTTTACTAGTAGTGTATATCGTGGTAAAGTACATTACGATAATTTCTTTTTTGGTAGTACTGAATTGATACTGGTAGATGATAGCTTGTTTGATGAAAAAGAGGTGTATAATAATTGGAGAGATATAACAGCTATAGAGGTGATTAGACATCCTGTTACTACATTACAGCTGTCTTTACCTAATGGTAGAAATAACAGTAGTGACAGAGGTATAGCTGTATTGAGTATTAACCTACAGAAGCTAGCTGTGCAGTATAAAGCATTTCGTGATAATGAAGCTAAGCTAGCTAAGAGTGTACCTGACTATCAAGAGAAGTCAGTAATGCAATTTGTACACATGTTTGTATTGCCTAATATGCTACCTAGTATACTGGATGGTGTTGTGTTTAATAGACTGTACTGTGCTAGTATCGGTATGCCGTTTGGTGAACAATATACTAGACATCCATTTCACGTAATTGACTGGACTAAGCGATTAGACCGTACATTGGGTTTAGCTCTAGAATACTTGCAACAGTCTAATACTAGCTTTACAGGAGCTCTAAGGAGTATAGGACTAGTGACTAAGGATAACCTAGAGGAGTACAGTCAATTACCTGATATAGCTAAGACTAGACAGGTCATGTGGGTATTGATAAGTAGTAGACTACCTCTATTGATTTGGCTATTGTGGTTAAATGAAAAGAATGGTAATAGTAGTAATACCAAAGAAGTGAATATACTGAAAAGATATTTTACTCGTGTAAAACAGAATAATCAAATAGTGACACAATTACCTAGTGCTTTTAGAGACGAGTTGTTTGAAGAAATAGGAGCAGTGTCTTATTTGTTAGATGTTTAGAGTTGAAGTAATGTGTACGGACATAGCCTAGGGATAGCTTAATTGCTATCCCTAGGCGTATGACGTGTTGATAAGTCAATAATAATCCATTGCTAGTCTAGCTACTTTGTCATCCTCTATGTAAAAGCCTAGACTAGAGAGTATCATGTAATACGTCTTATTGATGTTTTTCACGATACCACGCCAGTCCGCTGCGTCTAATACCTCATCTGGTATACCAGAGGACTTTACTATCTCTTCAGGTATGTAAAACGTAGACAATGCTTTCTTACCCGTTTTCTTCAAATAAGCTCTACATCTCTCAGCTAGAGCTTGGTCTTCTAATGTATCTAACCAATCATTAATCTTGTTGATTGAATTAAGATTCTCAGACTTGAGTTTTACCATTAGGTAAGGTGGTTCGGCTACTATACCGTACTTAGGTCCAAACACCTCATTCCAGAATAGGTGATACTGATAAGGTGACTTAAGAGCACCTAGTCTGTAAGTAGCTAGCTCTTTTACTTTAGAGTAACGACAATAAGTAGGTGAACCTGACTTAATAGAAGCTACAATAGTACGCTCTGTGTCAGCTACTTCTTTTAGTAAGCTAGTAAGCTCTAGTTTCTTACCATGCTTAATCTTGTCCATGAGCTCTACCATAGCGTCGTGTGTAGCTCGATTAATCTCTGCTGGTGCGTTAGCATTTTTCATGTGCACACCCTTAATCTCTACTTCAGGATGTTTAAACACATTACCCTCACGTATAGCCATCATTGCCATGTAATGCTTATTAGCATCAGTAGGAATAAAAGGATGAAACTTAAATTCATTCTTCATGGCAATAATCTTCAAGTCTTCAGCTTGTATACCGAAGTTAGCTGACATCAGAGCTAGGATGTGAGTAATAGTCTGCGTAGCAAACATGCAGATTACACCACCTACTGCATCCGCTTGAGGGTAATTGTAATTATCATTACCGTACCAGTAAGCCCACTCTTGAGTAGTAAAGATAGTAGAGTCTGTATCACTGGTAATAGCTACACAGCGCACTGACTCAGGAAAATAAGCTAAGCTAGCTGGTACATTAGTAGTAGTGAAAAATACAGAAATGAAATCTCTATACTTGTCTATTACTTCTTCAATGTGTAAAGCAGTAGCTACTACCTTTCTCAAATTAGCATTCGTATCGTCTTTAATCTTACTAAAATCAATACCACGTATCTCTGATTCAAATACTTGTTCTGCTGTTACAAAGAAGTCAGGATGTATAGCCTGATACTCTTTAGTAGCATTCTCCAGATTCTCACCTAGATGAGGTTCAATCAGCTCACCAATAAACTCACGCATGAATTCAGGATTACATACACGAATGTGATATAAGTCACCTGTATACACAAATGCTGCACGCTCTATTGGTAATAACTTCTCTACTAGCTCTTGTATCTCATTGTAGCTATTCTCATCACGCCAGTAATTCCAAGCACCTTTTCTAATACAAGCCATAGTCTGTTCTACACTAGGACAGACTAGAGAATACTTAATCAGTACAGCATTGAGTGCTGTATAGTCCGTGTGGTTGATAATGGAAATGATGTTGTTGATTACAATATCAGGATTCCAGTAATGACGATTACCAGCTATCAGTTTCTCATTATTAGCATTAGCATAGCCACTAGTAGTACGACAAGTCGTAGTCAATACAGCATGTGCTGTAGGGTTTACTAGTGGTGTACTACCGATAGTGTACGTACCAGATACTGCATTATTAGTCAGTTTACGGTTAGTCTGTTTCTTATCATGAATTACATGCAGTGTAACATTACCAGCCATCTGATAGGATTTGGCTAGCTTCTTATCCTTAGAGCGTTTCTGAATGTTGGAATTCATGAAAGCTGGTTGAAAGGATTTCTTTACAGTAGGTTGATAGAACGTATTAAAGTTTGGTGCTATCAAATCATTATTCTCAATAGCATCAGCTAGGAAAGTACCTAGAGTAGTAATAGCCTTTTGTCTATCGCCATGAGCATCCTGACGCAGTATCAGCATCCTAGGGTCTTTTACTTCAAACTGACCACCAGGTCTCATCTCAGAGCGTATATGCTGCTCTACAGTCTCATATTCATCACCAGTCATGCGACTGATATACGTAGCTGTGTCTCTGACATAATCACCAAAGAAATCTAGTCTGCGCTTGTATTGGTTTATATCATCTAGAAAGAATGGATTGTGACTAAGCATTTTATTTTACTCCTATTTTAAACTTTATTCATGTTATTTACTTAGATGATACTAGATGAAAAAATAAAGATTACTGCATTCAGCTTCGATGAGCGCGGCATAAGCCCAGGAGAGTCCGAAGACTCTCCTGTTACTTATACCTTCCCACAAAGGCTGGTAGACTGACGCCTCGCCAAACGCCTGATATGTTTTTACACATCTTTCTATCTGCTACCAGCTGCGCCTCCCACAGCGCTATTCATCCAAGATTAACACCCTAATTAATCGAGGATACATTCACCACTTTATCACTTTAGACATGAAAGGCTTAATCTAAATACTCGTAAGAGTCTCTAGACTTACCCAATGAAGCAGAGATTGATTAATCTCTGCATGGTTCGTACTGACAAGCAGTACTCACTGTGCATAATACTAACTAGTCATGTAATTCAATACTGAAATTACTAAACCCATTAGCAGTCAAAGCTTCCCGCAATAATGATAGTTTGCTAGGAGTAAAATTCTCTAGCTTGACATAACAATTAGTAGCTCTGATTTCTTCTACTGTATCCATCTGTATCCACTGTACAGCAATGATGCGGGTAACACCAGATGGATGACGTATCTTGAGATAGTCATAGCTATCAGGGTCATCAGGCGTACCTGCAGGCAAATACGGATACACCAGAGCGTGTAGTGTAGTCACTTTCTCAAATGCCTCAGCTGTAGCACGGCTAAGAATATCTTCTACTACCACATTGGTAAAATCATTACCTAGTACTACACTAGGATAAATCTTAAACGAATAAGTCTTCTTGCGTTCGAATTTAATATCAGGCATTCAAAAACTCCTCGTTTAGCTCTAGCGTCACTAAGCCTTTGCTAGTCACACTAGCAATCTGATACGGAAACACAGCACCTGCCGTAGTATCAATCAGGCCTAGGTTAAACATAGCACTCATGACGTGACTGGCTACATGACAAGCCATAGCTTGAAATGGATTGTCGTCTAGGTAGTACAGAGAGACTAAGCTCTCTTTGTTAGCCTCTACTAGCTCTTTGAGCATAATGTCTGTTTCAGCCTCGCTGATAGTGCGTAGCGTAATCAGAATCTCTGAGAGAATTACACGAGCATGCTCTACAGGGTCAGCTTCTAGCTTACGCATGTAGGCATACTCTTTAGTCAAGTCTAAGACAATAGACTCAGGATAGTTTAGTTGTTGGTGTTGCATATACTGGTACCTCGGTATCGGTCTCCTCTGGATTAGCTGTGCCAGCAGCATCAGCTACCAAAACAATCAAAGTACCTGTGTCTGAGACTGATTCAATCTCGTACTGAAAATACCGAGTCTGTTTTTTATCCTCGTCGTAAATCGGCTCTGGGTTCTGTAGTCCCAGTTTGAAAATGGTACTCAGTAGTTCTGACACTATCAGCTGACACAGGTGCTGGTGTACCCCGTAGCATATTTCAGCATTAGGTACGTACTGCTCTAGTAGACTACGGTCAGCATGATAATTGACACGGTAGGTCGAGACAGTCATACGTAGAGTACGGGGTACTAGTGCAGTGTCTAGAGTCTTAAACACGCACTCTGCATAGCTACTGATTACAGTCGGTATATCTTTACACTCAGCTTGCTCTAATACTCTAGCTAGAGCAGACAAGTCTACAATCAAACGTTTCATCTTGCTTCCAATCTCAGATAGAGTGCTGTATTAGCTAGTCCTACTAGACGTACGCTAGAGAGTACATGCTCCTCAGGTATACCTAGCAGTCTGTAGACCTGGTGTACTACGTAGTCTAGGACAGACGTAATGTAACAAGACAGTTCTGTCAGTCTGTCTCCTACAGTGAGTGTAGGGTAATACTGCTCTAGGTAGGTACTGTAGCGCTGAAAGAGTGAGTACTCATTCTCAGTGAAAAGGTCAGTGACTAGTTGTTGTACTGGTAGGACATGCGAGAAGCTATCTGACTCTTCATGTTTGAATTCAGCAAAGAGACTAGCTAGCTCTATTCTGACTACAGGTGACTGTGCCATTATTCTCCTCCTGAGTAATAGCAGACTACTGCTGACTCACTGTCTTCCAGTAAGCTAATAGTCCTTAAGCACTCTACAGGTGGTCTATAGCTCAAGTCAAACTGAAAAAAATAATTATTCGTCATGCGATAGAGGTCAGCGATAGCTGCATCCACCGTCAAAGTAGACACAGCTGCGCTGGGGCGTAAGTGAGAGAGTAGGTGCTGTAGACGAGCGTACTGTAACTTGTAGTTGCTAGAGTCCAGCATCCAGATACAAGCGTCCAGTAGCTCGTGTAAATTACCATCATCCTCGTCTAGTGACAAATACTCAGCAAAGCTAGCTTTCAGACTAGTGATATCCATGACGAAAGTGATAGGTTCAGTCAACATGACCTACTACCTCTTCACCAGCTACCCATGCGTAAGTAGTCATCATCTTCCTCTAAGCCAGCATCCTCATCTAACTCGCTAATAGCTGATAAATCCATCTCCTGGTGTTTAATCACTCGCCACTCTACTACGCGATAATCCTCTTCAGCTGTAATCGTCAAGACATGACCTTTCAGGCTAACAGCAAAATAGCGATTCTCATTGCATTGTGCTACGCGCTGTACTAATCCAGTCAAACGTCTGTCTAAGACATCAAAAATCTCATTAGTAGCTTCCCAGACTACTTCATTCTCTTCACAGTTCGAATCTTCCATCTCCAACAAAGCTTTCAGTGATAACACATGCTTGAGGATGTCAGTCGAATAAACCAAACTACCTTCACGATGTCGCAGGTAAGTAGCCATGCTGTCTTTGACGTAGTCAATTACCATGCGGTAAATGCCAGTGTGAATTACTGGTTGTGGTACTAGCGAACGTGCTTTAGCAGCTGGTAGTAAGAAATTACCGTTCTTGTTGTACAAGTCACCTAGTACTCGTTTACCAGGCTCTACTGCATGACGGATATTACCTACCATCTGGAATACATCATCTACCAGATACGAGGCTTCAGATTCACCTACACGGTACAAGCTAGGTGGTAGAGTGAAATTAAAATTCTCATCGTCTTTGAGCTCAGCCATGATGTCAGTGAGCTCAGTCAATTCATCAGTCAGGTCAATGCTGACAGACTGTCCTTCATGCAGTCGTAAGTCAGCTTCTCTTACCTTGTCAGGGTCAAAGTGTTCTAGAGTTTTCATGTTTGTTTCTTTCTTTCAGTTTGGGTAATAAAAATCACTACAACAAATACTGGAGTGGTACGCGTTTACAGACTGTCAAAAATCGACATATCGATTACAGGCTCTAGGAGCGTCTCTAAGGGGCTATTGAGAGTCAGGATGGGTCGTAGTACCAACCACACCCTCAAACGCAATCTGAGAGCTTCTGAGAGCCTCTAAACGCTATTTGCAGTCCTGGTACTAGACCAGTTAGGTTAGCACTAGTCAAAATAGCAGCAGTACAGGACAAGATTTGTCCTGTAGCACTGTACGAGGCCTGTACGAGTACGGCATACATCCAGACGCCGCCCAAAAGCAGCGCCTGTAGTGCTAATTTTGGTAGTTTTTCAAACAAGCTCTTTCTTAAAAGTCCTGTCTCAGACTGGGTTTGTAGTCACAAACCTCTCAAATCGAAATGTATATAATAATGCTCGCGTGCGTGTGCGCGCCCGCGCGCGCGCGAAAGATAGGGGGCTTCGCCCCCTAGAGTATTCCATTCCGACTACGTCTACATTCCATACTCACACCCCCAGCTACGTATTCTCGCTGGTATAAATCTTCGACTCCGTACTCAGATTTACGCTCGAATACTCCGATTGTCTTCGTCGTAAATCTTTTACTCTTATACTGGCGTATAAGACTAAAATATTTCCTCCTCAGAAGATTAATATATATAGGTTCGGAAATAAATTTTCGACTAATCTTATTAAGCAATTATAAAACAAAATTTCCGAACCAAAATCTTAAAGAAATTTCGAAAAATTACAAAAATTGAAAATTTAAGAAAAAGAGATTTTGAAGAAATAAGAAAATTGTAATTTTGAGAAATTAGGATTAAGAAAATATATTTCGAAAAATTCTAGATAAAGAAAAAGTTTTAGAGAAAGAGTTTAGGGGATAAAGATATTTAGAATTTTGAGAAATGATTAAGAGACAAATTGAGCAAACTAACTAGAAAGCGAAAGTGAGGGAGCTAGCTGGCTTTGGAGAGCCAGCCCTAGCTCTAGTAAGCATGAAAGAGTTTGCTCAATGTTAGAGAAGTATTTTCACTAGATGCTTACACAAGTTGCCAAAAAGGCAACAGAAGCATCTAGTGAAAAGAAATGGGAATTTCCTGTTTTTGAGATTAGAAACAGAAATGAAAATATTTTCATCAGAGAGATGAAAAAAGAGTGATAGCGTCGCAGACAGCACATTAAGGGTTTTGGCGCCTGGTGGGTTGGGTAGGTGAGTATCTGTGTTGGAAATAGTGATTGCTGGCGCTAGGAAGCGTTTTAAGGCACTATACAGGGTAGGGGTGGTACTACCGTACCAGGAAGGGGTACGATTCAATCTGAGAGGCTCCTAGAGGCATTTGTGAAAGAGTAGCTAAAATAGCAGGTAGCGGAATAGTTAAAGGTGCTAAAGTTGTAGGAAGTGGTGCTATAAAAGGTGCGAAAGCAATTGGTTCAGGAGCAAAGGCTGTTGGTGGAATGGCAGTTCAAGGAGCGGCTAAAGGAATGCAACTTTTAGCAACAGGAGCACAGAAAGCTATTGGAGCAGTAAGAGCAGTTGGAATAGCTTTGAAAGTTGCTTTTATGGCAAATCCAGTTGGATTTATTATCGCTGCAATAGTTGCTGTTGTTGTGATTTTA